GGCTGTGGTGTTGGTTGCGTCGGCTGTGGTGTTGGTTGCGTCGGTGGTCGTGTTGTTTGCGTCGGTGGTCGTGTTGTTTGCGTCGGTGGTCGTGTTGTTTGCGTCGGTGGTCGTGTTGTTTGCGTCGTAGTTAGTGTTGGTTGCGTCGGCTGTGGTGTTGGTTGCGTCGGCTGTGGTGTTGGTTGCGTCGGCTGTGGTGTTGGTTGCGTCGGTGGTCGTGTTGTTTGCGTCGGTGGTCGTGTTGTTTGCGTCGGTGGTCGTGTTGTTTGCGTCGGTGGTCGTGTTGTTTGCGTCGGTGGTCGTGTTGTTTGCGTCGGTGGTCGTGTTGTTTGCGTCGGCTGTGGTGTTGGTTGCGTCGGTGGTCGTGTTGTTTGCGTCGGTGGTCGTGGTGTTTGCGTCGGTGGTCGTGGTGTTTGCGTCGGCTGTGGTGTTGGTTGCGTCGCCTGCGGTGTTGGTTGCGTCGGCTGCGGTGTTGGTTGCGTCGGCTGCGGTGTTGGTTGCGTCGGCTGCGGTGTTGGTTGCGTCGCCTGCGGTGTTGGTTGCGTCGGCTGCGGTGTTGGTTGCGTCGGCTGCGGTGTTGGTTGCGTCGGTGGTCGTGTTGTTTGCGTCGTAGTTAGTGTTGGTTGCGTCGGCTGTGGTGTTGGTTGCGTCGGCTGTGGTGTTGGTTGCGTCGGCTGTGGTGTTGGTTGCGTCGGCTGTGGTGTTGGTTGCGTCGGTGGTCGTGTTGTTTGCGTCGGTGGTCGTGTTGTTTGCGTCGGTGGTCGTGTTGTTTGCGTCGGCTGCGGTGTTGGTTGCGTCGCCTGCGGTGTTGTTTGCGTCGCCTGCGGTGTTGGTTGCGTCGGCTGCGGTGTTGTTTGCGTCGGCTGCGGTGTTGGTTGCGTCGCCTGCGGTGTTGTTTGCGTCGCCTGCGGTGTTGTTTGCGTCGGCTGCGGTGTTGGTTGCGTCGGCTGCGGTGTTGGTTGCGTCGGCTGCGGTGTTGGTTGCATCGGCTGCGGTGTTGGTTGCATCGGCTGCGGTGTTGGTTGCATCGGCTGTGGTGTTGGTTGCGTCGGCTGCGGTGGTGGTTGCGTCGGTGTTCGTGTTGGTTGCATCGGCTGTGGTGTTGGTTGCGTCGGCTGCGGTGGTGGTTGCGTCGGTGTTCGTGTTGGTTGCGTCAGTGTTCGTGTTGGTTGCATCGGTGTTCGTGTTGGTTGCGTCGGCTGCGGTGTTGGTTGCGTCGGCTGTGGTGTTGGTTGCGTCGGCTGCGGTGTTGGTTGCGTCGGCTGCGGTGTTGTTTGCGTCGGCTGTGGTGTTGGTTGCGTCGGCTGTGGTGTTGTTTGCGTCGGTGTTCGTGTTGGTTGCGTCGGCTGCGGTGGTGGTTGCGTCGGCTGCGGTGTTGTTTGCGTCGGCTGCGGTGTTGGTTGCGTCGGTGTTCGTGTTGGTTGCGTCCCCCAGCTATTTGGTTTCCGCATTTCGCGCACCGTTGACATGTTGAAAGTATCAGCTTCACGCACCACTGACACACGTGGTGTTGGCACCTGTGGAGTAGGCCGGGGATGTGCAGTTTTTGTAAAAAAAGATCGTATGTCAATTTGTTTCATTTCATACAATTTGTAAATCAATCAAAAGTGTGATGTTTACTTGTTGTCACTAGCATTTTTTTTGTTTAATGCTCGAGCGCTTAGCCGAGCAAACACGCAAGCGAGAGTTGGAGCGTAGGGAAGACACAACAATCCTATAAAATTAAATTATGCAATCCTTTTACTGCCTTAATTTGTGTTCCCGCGCTTTTTAAACGCTTGATACAAATAAAACACAAGTATCAATATCATGGTATTAGACAACCTACCCAGCGAGCTGATGCTTAACATTCTGAAATACTTTTACACTAGCGACGGGTACAACCACGTGTCGCACGCCTACGCACTTGGCGTCGTCCGCCAAGTCGGCCGAAAATACAAGAACCTCGTTGACGACGATTTCAGCAAGTCACAACACACCACATTTAACTTAACGGGAAGACTCGCGTTACGCTTTGCCATGGATCCCGTTATACGCTACGGTGCGATCGCTCGGTTTTACAAATACAGGCAGCAACAACATCTTCCTTTGCACCTTGATTTTTATGGTGTAACCGTAAATAAGGTGGACCTGCTCCAGGTTCCGGTGGTGCGTGTCCAGAGTGTAAGTCTTGTTGGTGCGTTTCAGTCTACTAATCACAACAACAACTTAGACGGGTTGTGGGAGGCAATCCATACGATTCGGGTTCTCGAGCAACTGACTGTAGAGCAGTCGATGGCGTTGATTTCCGGAAACATGGCACCAGTATCACACATCCACAACCCTCATCCCTACTGGCCGATTCGCGTCAATTTTATCGGTTGTTGTTTGCATGGCGCCGACTTTTCCGTGTTGCGACATGTGCACACAGTAATCATGGCGTACACTGTTGGCGTGACGCCACACCAAGTGTCCCAACTCAAGAGTGTTCGAACTCTCAGTTTAGGCTCAGGCTTCACGGATCTGGAGTGCGTTCGATCACTTGTTCATATTCGCTTCCTGTTTTTTCGCAATAATCCAGAGATCACATCACTAGAGCCACTACATGCACTCGAACATTTGTCTTATGTGGATGGCACGAACACAAATGTTCCGCTGAGTGCATGGCATGCGCTTAAACAATTACCTCGTAATCAAAGACTATGCATCGTTAACAATAGTTCCTCTATTTTAAATTTCTAAATTATCGCTCTGGGACAATCGCGATGCGATAGAAACATCAATCATCACGGCGAGAAACCGTTACAATGAGATAACAATACAATAATACTATATTCAATTTGTCATGAACACCTAAGCCTTACAACAAACAAACACGCTAAACTTTTCGATCCGTTCCTCCATGATCTTAAATCTACACGTCTCGAGTAGCGCACGCAAACGGTGTGTTGGCACGCCACCACCATCACCACCACTCTCGTCCAGCCATCGACGCGTCGGCTCCACCACGTACAACAACCCGTGCGTCTCCAGCACGCGGTACGCCTCCTCCACGTACGACGCGCAGTTGGAGCCCCACATCGCCAAACACAAAATCGCAATCTCCGTCGAGTCGTCCTCCAGCGGGAGCAACGAGATGTCGCACTTTGTCACCAGCGCGTTGCCCGCTACGTGGTCAAAATTGGTAAACGCAAAACGCGGGTCGTCCAAAAAGTGACGCGCGATCCACGCCTTGCCGCACCCCAGGTCCACGACACTTTTCGCACGCCGCGTTCGCAACTCGGCCAATTTCCGAATCACCACGTTGCGCGGGATCTCGTCGGTCGGAAAACTCTCCTCGTTCTTCTCGGAAAGAGCGTGGTACGCGTGCCACGCCGCTGGGTGTGCGGCAAACTCGGCGGCAAGGTTTTCGGACGTAAGCGACTTGTAGCGCTGGTGAAGCACAGACAACTCCGACTTGGGCGACGGTGCGACGGCGGATCGAGCCGGGCGTTTGGCGTCTCCCTCTTCAAGCGCGGGTAAAGCAGCAACACCTGAAACTGCGAGAAGCATCGTCTTCTTACGCTTTTTCGTGACGATTTTTGTAGGTACGACAACCGGAGCAGCCGGTTCGACAACCGACGCAGACGGTTCGACAACCGGCGCAGACGGTTCGACAACGACAACCATTGCCAACGACGGAGGAGGCACCGGATCGGACGCGGCAACTTGAGCAACTGGAAGTAGTCTTACTTTTGTTTTTCTTCGACCACCGTCGCGCCACCCCGAAAGCTCGATGTCAAGAAAATCGCGAACCGCGTCCGGGCACCTCCATTTGCCCGTGCCTTTTAACCCTTGTTTCCAGCAACTAAGTTTTAATGCGTCCTTGCCTTCCTTTTTATCCACCTCGTTTTTTGGATTGTCACGCCTGCACGGTAAGGGTGCACCGCCTGCCACTACGCGTTCTTTTGCTCGTTCAACAATAGCACGAGCTTCTTGAATCGAGTTCTCGTCTAAATCGTTGCGCCACCCCAAAAGCTGTGAATCCAATAAATCGCGAACCGTATCCGAACACCTTCCCTTGCCCTTTCCGTTTAAAGCTAATTTCCATGTCATAATTTTAGATGCATCCCTTTTCTCTTGTTTTTCCGTATCGTTTTTAGATTTTAATCCTCCACGTGGGAGTAGTCGACCACTACCATTGGCCAATCGTTCCATAGCTCGTTCGACAATACCTCGAGCTTCTTTTATCGAATTCTCGTCTAAATCACGAAACTCGCTCCACCCCGGAAGTTGTACATCCAAAAAATCACGAACAGTGTCCCAACACCTTGAGGAGCCTTTCCCATTTAACGCCTGTTTCCACATACTAAGTTTAATTGCGTCCTTGGCTTCATGTTTTTCAGCCTCGTTTTTTGGTTCCTTAATGTCGCGTGGCAATTGTACACAACCCTTTGCTACGCGTTCGCATGCTCGTATGACAATGGCTCGAGCTTCTTTCATAGCGGTCTCTTCGAAATTGTCGCGCCATCCCGCAAGCTGTTCGTCCAAATAATCACAAACTACATCCGAACACCTCGCGTCTCCCTTACCGTTTAACGCTTTTCTCCAATGCATAAGTTTTTGTGCGTCTTTTTTTTCTTGTTTTTCCATCTCGCCTTCAGGCTTAGAAAAAAAACGTGGTAATTGAGCTGCACCTTGCACAACGCGTTTGGTTGCTCGTCCAACAATAACGTGAGCTTCTTGAATCGCAATCTCGTCTAAATCACGAACGTCGCGCCACCCTGGAAGCTGTGCATCAAGAAAATCACGAACTGCGTCTGAACACCTCAAATTGCCCTTCCCCGTTAACGCTGCTTTCCATCTATCAAGTTTTTGTTTGTCCTTTGTTTGTTGTGTTTCCGTGTCGGTTTTGGGGTTAGAAATGTGGCGAGGTAATTGAGCACCACCTCCTGCTACGCGTTCGCATGCTCGTCCGACAATGGCTCGAGCTTCTTGAATGGCCATCTCGTCCAAATCACGACCGTCGCGCCATCCCGGAAGCTCAATGTCAAGAAATTCGCGGACCGCATCCGAACACTTGGAGCTGCGCTTACCGTTCAACGCTTTTTTCCAATGACGAAGTTTTAATATGTCCTTGTACTCTTGTTTCTCCGCCTCGTTTTTTGGTTTTACCAAACGGTGAGGTAATTGTGCCCCACCTCCCGCAACGCGTTCGCTGGCGCGTTCAACAATTGCGAGAGCATCTTGCATCGCGATCTCATCAAAATCGGCGCGCCATCCAGTAAGGTGTGAATCCAAAAAATCACGAACCGCGTCCGGGCACTTCTTGTCGCCCTTCTTTTTTAACCCTTGTTTCCAAGTCCCAAGTGTTAGTGCGTCTTTACGCTCTTGAATTTCTTCCTTGTTTTTTGGTCCGTGAATTTGGCGAGGTAATTGGGAAACACCTCGCGACAAGCGACTCGATCGTCCAGCACCATTTGCAACGCGTTCGTTTGCTCGAGCAACAATTTCATGTGCCCTCTCCATCGAATCGTACTTCACAACCTCACAGTCTATCACCGCACTAGCAACGGTTTTGGATAAATCCACATCTAACAATCGCCACAACACTTTAACATCCGGATCAGTATGAACTGAAAAAATACACGATGACGATTCGGGTGAGCGACCACGATCACTCACCCCACTAGATTTAGCACCACCACTTTCGTCGGTGTCAGAACCACTGTCATCATCATCGTCATAACCCGAGTCATCACTCACACGCACAGACCCACCATCACCACCGCTGCGTAGACACGCGTTGTAAAGCTCGTCGTCTTCTTGGCGCAGCGCGCACAACACACTCAAAATCCCGTTAAAGTTACCCGTCGGTAACGAAAGATCAGAACGGATCGCCTCGTCGCGCTTCTCATCGGTGTCACACGCTGTGTACTTTTCGCGGTCGACCGCACACGGAATCAAGATCGTCGACCGCGGCTTGATCACATCCGGGAGTTTGCGCACGATGCGACCGATATTCTGGATGATCGATAGCGGCGACGACTTTGGATCAACGAACACACACATGTTGGCGTTCTTGGTGTCGATCCCTTCGCCGATGGTGCGACACGAGGACACAATGTAAACACAATTATCGGGTGTTGCGTCGAACTCGGCAAGGATCGTGGCACGGTCGCGCGGGGACGTGGACGCCGAGAGTGCAACCATTCGCAAGTTCCCGTCAACTCGGTCGGCGACCAAAATCTCAGGAAACTCGGTACGATACACGTGGTCGAACGCCCGCTTCACCAACTCTTCGTTAACAAAGTTGGACACCGACAAGTCGCGATCGGCGTTGACGTCGGCGTGGAACGTGAGCACGCGGGTGTTTCCGGACGTGATGACGGCGCGAGCGATGGACTTATATATTTTTCCAGCCAACGTTGACGACGCCATGGTTTCTGTTGTAAAAAAAGACTCGTTGTCAATTGCAGACGCCATAAAAAAGTCGACGCGAACATCAAACGGATTAAGGTAGCCCTCGTCGACGCCACGCAAGTAGTTGTACTCGTAGACGAGCGGACCACACGTCAACTTTTCGGAACTTCCCGGAAAATCGGAATCTCGCGAAAAGTCGGGGTCGTACATCACCACTCCGTTGTCGTTGACGGGCGTTGCGGTGAAAAACACTTGCTTGCGGATCGCGGCGTTGGAAAAGACGTGCGACTGGTACGAGGGCGCAACAACGTGGTGCGCCTCGTCGTAGCAACAAACATCGACGACGGTCTCGCCCATGTTTTCGAACAAGGTGTGCATGCTCTGGTAGGTGACACACACGATCCGTCGCGTGTTTCCGGTGCCGTCGTCGCGCGTAAACTCGTCCCACCTAAAGAAGCGTTGGATCGTTTCGGGCGCGGTGGTGGCGCCGGCCTCCGAAGAAACACAGAGTAGGTGCGCGGCGTCGACGTCCCCAAGGTACTGACGCGTGAACTGGTCGATGAGCGCGAGCGACGGGAACACGTAGACGACAAGTTTCGCATCCACCAGAAAATTACCCTCGCTCATGATTTTGGACTTGCCGGTGCCGCAGAACATCTTGACGACACAACGGTTGTCTGTGCACTCCGCAATCGCAGCGTCACATTCTTGTTGGTAGTACCGCATCATCTTAAAGTTTTAAAGTTGTGAGACGAATATATGAAGTCTTTTTTTTATTCGTTTAAAAAAATACGCATATTTTATGTTTTTATGCTTTTTCAGTCGCGTCCTTACTTTACCAATAAACAACGCAATACTACTACTATTCAGATGCGTTCTTCTATGATCTTAAAAAGTAAAATTACAGCACTTGACGCGGTAATTGTGCGCCACCACTTGCAACGCGTATGTTTGCTCTTGCGACGATCGCGCGCGCCATCTCGACGTTTGGACTGTTCATGTCCATCGTGTCTTTATCTTGACGTGACACCTGACGCGGTAATCGTGCACTTGCAACGCGTATGTTTGCTCTCGCGACGATTGCGCGCGCCATTTCCATTTCCTGACTGGTCATGTCCATCGGGTCGTGACGTGGCCCTAGACTCGGTAAGACCGCACCACAACTTGCCATGCGTACATTTGCTCGCACACCCATTGCACATGCCATAATCATCGCAATTTTGAGTTATAAGAAATCACAATAAGTAGTTTATTTTGTTGTCCGCTGTTAAACCGTTGATGGAACCCGAAAAGTTTTATTGTCATTGTGTGTGCGCGTCAATAAATCGCTCCTAGTCACCACCCACAACGTCATCATCTTTCGGAGAGGTCGCGGTGTTTATTAACGTTTGCTCCTACTCGTGTTGCGACGGGATACAGTGCTTCGTAATTTGCGGACGGTGGTACGCGTCTTGTTCTTGTGATTCTTGTGACTTTTCTTTGTTTTACTAGCTGTCTTGGACGATTTCTTTTGCATAGTCGGTTTGTGGTGGGGGGGCACATGTAAACACTTTGACATGTAAAATCCGTCGTCTTGGGCGTCGCGCATCTTAACCTCTGGCTGGTTCTCATCGCATGCATTTTTGGTATATTTAAAGCCCAGCTTCGTGTAAAACCCCTCGGCATCCGGCAACGCCACTAACTGTAGCATCCCCTTACCGGCAGTTCGTGCAAGCTCTTCCACCATGACCATTATTGACTTCCCAATACCATGTAGACCTTTACGACTACACACAATCTCGATGTAGTACTCGTTCGTTGTTATCTCCACCCATGCAAAGCCGCATATTTGCGTGCGCGTGCCCTCTCCCCGCAACGTTTTAGTTTCTGTACTTACCACAAACAAGTCCACATCTTTTATTATGTTCGACGCGTGTGACGATTTGACGTCGTTGCGACACGTGGTTTTAAACTGACGAAGCATGATTTTTGAAAGGCTTTCCGGTAGCGTCGATTGAGTGTATATGTGGATACTACACATTTTGGTCGTTTTACTATATCACCTCACAAAAAAAAGGAAAGAGTGTGTAATCATTTAGCGTTTATAGATGAGCTTGGTCACGACGTGTCCGTGGAGCTCCGGGCATATGTTGTCTTCTTCAATGGTGCGCGTGTCCAGACAAACGCATGTTTTCCATTTGAAATTAAGCAGGATTTGATTGAGCATCTCCAGGTTGAACGGCCGGGAGAACGTCGCCCGGTACGACCACCCGTTTTCCCAGAAAATCTCCTCGATCGCCAGCGTGTCGTTGAGCAGCCACTCGGGGTACGCCAAGTCAATCCGTTTGTGCTTCGGTTTAAAATACAGCCGTGTTTTGTTAACGTGCGCATCCAAATTGATAATCGTCGGACCCACTGTCTGCATCATCTATCTCAGTATGAATTTTGTGCTATGACAAACACCCGCGGGCTTTTGTTTTTATTTAATAACAAATATCACCACATGACTCAAGTATTTTGTGAGTAGTAATATAAAAGTTGCTCCAATGCCGCAAATCCACGTGGATTTTATTCGCCACGGACACTCGTGCTCCAACCTTGCGCAAGATCTCAGGGGCTTTGGATTGTATTACAAGTTTGTGGAAAATGACCCCGAACTTAGTTCCCTCGGCCAGGAAATGGCGGTGGTTGTCGAACAAAACATCCGTGACAACAATCCGCAACGGTTGGTAAGGCCGTGCCCGAACGAGCCCGGCGAAAGAAACGAACCGGTTAAAATGTGCCCGGACTACTTGTATTCCTCGCCGCTCCGGCGCGCCATTGAAACAGCGCACACTATGTGGCCCACTCAACAAATTGTCATCGCGCCGCACTTGTTAGAACACGGCATCGGTCACGAAAATGTGCCGCTGCCTCGACTAAAACAAGAACAGCTTTTGGTGCAACGCTACCCCGATCTACAAGGCAAGTTAGTACAACACACCATCGATTCCAAAATCGCCAGTCCCAAATCGCCCAAGGCGGCACGAAGCGTCGATGCCTATAAAACACACGGCAACCTTGAAAAATTTATAGAGTGGTTGCATGGTGACCTTGGAGAACTGCCCAGTACTGATGGTGACATTTTCGTATCGGTCGTGACGCACTCCATACTCATGAAAGGCAGTTTGGGGTTATCCGCTAAACCGAATAACCAGTCCATCTTCAGGGTAAGCTGGGACATTGACCGATGGAACAACACGCCAAAGGGTCTGAAGCTCAAAGGTCACGCTATTAAAATGTACAATGGACTGCATGTCGACCGATCACAGCTAATGCGCGGCAAGCAACAAAGCACCCAGTGCGAGTGGTACGGCAAATTTTAAACATTTATTGTTTATACAGATTGTACATACACGCAGCACGTGCGCGATGCCGGTGAAAAACAAAGCATACGTTAAAGCCTATTTAACGCGTAATTAAATAGCCTACAGAACCGAAGGCGATGCCGGTGAGCATCATCATCCAAAAAATTAAGAAACACGAAAAGAATGTGAAGAGCAGTAGGCCGATCATGAAATGGAGGTGGTCTTGCTTCGAGGAATTCTTGAGCTCCAGAATCAGGTTGTCGTCAAAGGGGCGCACCACTACACGTTCGGGCACTGCTGCTGCGATTTCGGCGGGTCTTGCAGCGCGCGGTTGTTCCATTCTTGACTGAATGCTATATAGATGTTATGAGCGGATGAAATGTAGAATGCTACCCTAACAAATAAAAAGAAAAATAAATATTGCCGGTAAAAAATGTGCTCAGATAAGGAAAAATGAAAAGCAGTAACAACAACAGCTACCGGTCGAAATTGCGTAGTTACACCCAAAGTCGACAGGCAACAACACACCATGCTAGGGTAAAAATCGGCAAGTGGCTTGCATCGCGCATCCGCTGCGTGTGCAGGAACACGACGGATCCAATAACGCTGGAAGACTTAAAACCGCCGCTGTTCAAACAAGTCAGTCCAACCACGGGGTACGTCTACGGCTTTGACCCCGAGGCGCTGAGCGACTACTTCATCGTGTCCAAGAAATGCATCCACCCGATCACACGCGAACTGTTGAGCGCCGTGGAGATTCGGCGGCTGTCCAAACTGGTGGCTACCGAAAAACGAACAGCGCTGATGGACATGTTCGTGCACCCGCCCCACGCGGCAGAGGCCACCTTGAACGACCAAATTTTCAACGACATTGTGCTGGTGGCGGTGAGCGCCATGCTGGACGCCGCGCGACGAGTGCCGGAAGGAGGAGGAGGGGGCGCGCTCCCCGCAGACATTAACGCAAACGCGCGATCCACCATCATCCAAAGTTATTCCTTTATTTTCGCACCACTGCTCCACGACGCCATGCACGACCAACAAGCCTTTTTCGGCGACACCAGTCAGTTTAGAGGCCGTGTACATGATGCCATTTACGACATCGAGGCACTGCAAATGATTGATTTCGCGACACACCACTTCGAACACACGCTTCTGCGCGTAATAGTGTTTCAGCTTCAACAGTTGTTAAACACGTAAACATTGAATAAAAAGAAAAAAAGGTGTTATCATAACATTTTGTTTTATTGGTATTGCGCGCACCAATCAAATAAGATATGATGTGTGTTGTGTGAGGGCGGTGGTGGGTAAGTTAGTTCGTACTAGCTAGGCGGTGACGCTCTCGCTGGTGAGCGTGACAGGCGCTTTCTTGGACGTGGAGCTTCTCTTGGGCTTCTTGCTGGTTGTTGCCGCATCGGCCGAGGCTTCAGAACTTGCAGATGATGCCTTCTTACTGGAAGTGGACGCGGACGGTGCAATGGACGCATCAGTTGCCGCGGCGGGGTCGGCGGACGGGCGCTTCTTGGCGGAGACGACACGCCTCTTGTTGGGGTCAACGGTCCAGTGGATGCTGTTGGTCTGTGTGGGCGACTCGATGCTGGCGAACTGGATCTGGATAAAGTACACACACCCCTTGACAACGGGGAAGAGGAAGCTGACCGAGTTGTTGTACGCGGTGCCCGTGCTGGGCGCAGCAGCCGCGTCCGTGGCCTCTGGCGCTGGCGCTGCGGGGGCGCTGGTGGCAACGTTGGCCCACTGGTACAACCCCTGAGGCTTCTCCACCCGGCCGGCGAAGCTGCGGAAGCCGATGGAGCTTGAACTGGGTCGCTCGGACACGGTGTAGCTGGCGAGCGCGACGCTCTCGTCTCCCTGGACGATGGCGTAGTTGTTGTTTCCGTCGCGAACAAAGTGCGTGTTAAACATCGGGCAGGACATGTTGAGAAGGGGTGAGAAGTAAGATAATGAGAGTCTGGAGCGGCGCGCGCAAATGCAATTTAGAAAATTTTTTTTATAAACTTTTATGAGAAGGGGCGAGGGGAACACCCAGAAGATGCAACGAAATCGTTGCGAAAGATGCAACGAAATCGTTGCGACGAGTGCGCAAAACATGCAACAAGCATGCAACACATGCATGCAAACAGGCGACGGAAAGGCGGTGAGTAGGTACGTTTTTGAAACTTTATTTACAATGGTTTAGTTGTATGCGAAATCGCTGGTGTTGAAGAGGATGGGGTCGGCGTCGGGGTGTTCGAGGCGGGCGGCGTTGAGCTGTTTGCGTCGCACCTCCACGTCTCGTCGCGCCTGTTGCACGCCGCACAGGTTTTTGCCGACGGACTTGCGGTAGCCGCTGAGCGGGTCCTGCACCTGGCGCAGGAAGGAGCTAGCGCCGTGACCGCCGAGCAGCTGGGAGCGGATGAGTTTGCCGGTGGTGAACAGCGGCAGCCCCGTGTTGGGGTCGACGGGTCCGCCGATTTCGCCGTTGTTCTGGTTGTCGTTGTCGCCGACGCCGCCGCCCATGTAGGGCATGAAGGTCTGCAGCCCCATGATGTCGCTCGCGCCGCCGGGAGTCATCATGGCGGGGTCCATCAGGTAGTTGTTGTCGGAAAAGGAGTCGATGCTCGTGCCCTGGTTCTCCGTCGTCATGATGTCCATCTGCGCTTCTCCGATGATGGTGGAGCTGCTGGGCACCCCGGGCAAGTACACATCCTCGATCGGCATGCTGGGCTGCTGCATAAGCTGCGACTGCGGCATGGGCGCCGGCGCGTCGTAGATGGGCTGCTGGTACTGCGTCGGCGGGTACACGTACGGCCCCGTGACAATCTCGACCATTTCGTCGAACCGATTGGGGTGCTTATTGTAGATCGAGCGATTGGCGGGCTGCATCGAGTTGTCGTGGGCAGGCGTGCCGTAGCGATGAGCCTGTTGAGGGCTGTGGTGTTGAGGGCTGTTGTGAGGGACAGCAGGGGCGTTGTGGCGCGGCGGACTTGGGTGCGGCCGGGTGTTTTGGTGCTGCATCCTCGAGCGTTGCGCTCGCGCCATCATCGGCTGCTGCGGCTGGGTTTTCAATATATTGATGTTACACGAATCGGAATTGTTGCTCGATTTTTTGGTGCACTGGTAAATCAACAGCGCGACAATAGCTAAAATCATGACAATCACGATACCCATTAAGACCTTGAACGCCATGGGACACCCAGCGCTTTTCTGTTCAACAGCGTTCGAGGCCAGTCCTGGCCTACCGCTTACGTCCACCATTTGAATACCAGAAAGGTCAGGATTAGACATATTTTCGTTTTATTATTACGCAATATAAAAAAGTAATGAGTGAAAATGCTCGGTTTTATTGTTGGGATACGTAGCTCGCCGACGGATGGCAAAGCTGTGGTTTAAAATATAGACGACTAATTCAATTTGCAGTCATCTCGGCATCTTCGCTCGGCGCTCGGCTTGGGTCCGATGGAGAGGAGGGGAGCAGGGAGACGGCGGAACCGATCATGCTGGGGTCGGGCATGTTGCACTCAATGTCCTCCTCGATGTTCTCGCACTGCACGACGCCCGACGCGAAGGGGATGTTGAAGTCGAAGCCACGGGCGCGCTTCGGGAACACGAGCAAGTCGGTAGCCACCAGCGTCATGCCGCAGCCCTTGCTCACGAACCACAGCCCCGTAATCTCGACGATGGGGATAACCTCCGCGTGTCTCTCAATGTCCGCCAGCGTTCCGTGCCTCCACTTGAGCGGCGCGGTGGCGTTGCCCTCGCTCATCACGATCATCACGCGCGTCGCCTGGCCGCCCTCGCTGTTAATTTTAAGGCGCAGCAGCGGGTTGTAAGCGGCGTTTGACGGCGTCGTCAGCAGCGGGCGGTATAGAGCTTCCACGGTGGCCCTCTTCATCTCCTTCTTGAACAACATCACGCTGTTCTCCACGATCCAGTTCAGGTTCTGTTCGTCCAGTCTCTGCGCCCACTCGCGCAACGACTGCGCGGACACATCGATCTCCAAGTTCTTGCGCGAGCTGGCCTCCAGGCCGTCCTGGATGCCGAACGGGCACCGCAGTCTCTCCAGCTGCACCTTGGGCGTAGACAGCTGCGTCGACGACAACTGCATGTTCACGCTCATACCACCGTTCTTGTTCTTGCGCGGCTGCTGGTACACCCAGCCGGAGCTGTTCGCCGTGTTGTAATCGGGGCAGGACATGGTGCAAGGAAGACTGGAAATTGGATAATGAGGGTTTAGACAAACGCCCAGCGGTAAAAGTTCAAAATTAATTTTATTTCAAGTTTTTTTTTCTGTTCTTGTTGTTAAATCTAGCAACGTAAACAGGTGCGTTTCTTGTCACCGAATGCAGTCGGACGCGCCCCCAACAACTTCGATGACACAAACCGAGACTAAATCACTGATCGATTTCTGCGACGCCCAGCTGCTGCTGCGAACGTCCAAGGAGGAGAACAGCGCGGCGCTGAAGCGGCTACGCCAAGACAAGTCGGAGCACATGTCGGAGCTGTTGAACCTGATGACGAGTAAGCAGCTGGAGTGCGTCTCGCTGCCGGCAGAAGATGATGCGGGGTCGCAGTACGTGCGCATCGCCAAGGCGTACAACACACGGAACTTGACACCGTCGTTTATTCGGTGCACCATCCACGAGAACTACGACGCCATTCTGGAGCTAGTGGCGGCGAGCAGCGGGGAGGATGACAGTACGGTAATAGCTGCGGTGGTTGATTTGGTGCTTAAGATTCTAAAAACGAGCCGGACGAAGGCGCACCCCGTTGTTGTGTTTTCAGATAAGAAGCCGCGGCACATCAAGGCGGAGGCCATTACCGCCATCTCGGGGGAGCTGGAGGCGGCGACGGAAAAGTACCGCGAGTCCAAGAGCAGCTACGAGTCCATGGTGGCGGAGCAGAAAGTGGCCAGCGCCGAGATCCAGAGCCGCGTGAACAGGGCGCTGCCGGCGGTGGAGCAGTACATGGAGAAGAACGACCAGAAGTCGCAGGCGATCGTGCTCTCCAAAAACAACAACATGAAAATGTTCCTGCGCCGCAAAGTGGTGCTGCAGCGGCAGCCCATCAAGGTGGACACGCTGCGGCAAGTTGCCCTGTCGGTCATCGGGCGCTTCCGGCCGGACGAGCTGCAGAGCCGCAAAGATGAGCTGATTGAGGAGCTCATCGCGCAGCTCGCCGAGCAGCGGCAAGTAGTGAAGCGCGACGTCATCAAACTGGACAGGTCGCGCAGAGGCAAAGAAGCCCTGGGTTCAGCCGATTAAAAAAAAAATAAACGTCCTATATTTTATTTTATCATCAATGAACAAACCAAACACAGCGCGGTTTCGGCGTCGTCCTCCTCCCCCCACATCCATTACCATGAATGCATCGTCTTCCGAGTTCGAACTTTTTAAAAAACTAGCCAACCCGATGAAAACCGACTTTTCGTCCGGCAGACGGCCCAAGAAGTCGGCGATGAAACAGTCGTCAGCGGTGAACAACAACCAGAGCATCTTCAAACAGGCTGTCAGCCAGAAGAACGAGGAAACCAAGGAGGAGCCAAAGGACGATCGATCCAGAGCTCGCGCCCCGTCGACTTTCAACGACACCTTTTCCGCCGTCAAAAGCAAGTTGCTGTTCGACCCACCGAAAGCTGCCAGCTTCATCGACGCCCCCTCGATCGCGCGTAGCCCACCCGCGGGCGAACACAGCACCTTTGCGCCACCGGAGCGCGCACCTAGCACCTTTGCGCCGTTCTCCGTCGTGGGGGCTGCACCGGCCAGTGGTGGCGGTGATGGCCGTGGTGGCGGTGATGGCCGTGGTGGCGGTGATGGCCGTGATGGCGGTGACGGTGATCGCGGTGGCGGTGATCGCGGTGGCGGTGACGGCCGCGGTGGCGGTGACGGCCGCGGTGGCGGTGATGGCCGCGGTGGCGGTGACGGCCGCGGTGGCGGTGATGGCCGCGGTGGCGGTGATGGCGACGCGGACTACGGCGCGCGGTCGGAAAGTGCGGGCGGTGGTGGCGGTAGTTACGATAAGTTTAACACCCAAAAGGCGGAAGTGGATGCATCGTTGAAGGTGGAGATCGCGAGCGAAAAACAGGGGTTTTTATTGGAATTGTTGAAGTTCAAGAATCAAGGGATCGATATGACGCGAACATACACCATGGACGACGAGTTGACCGATATACAGTTCGAGTGTGATCGCATCCGGACGCACCTTGAGACGGTGAACAACGTCAACATGATTCGTGACGGGCTGATGTTTGTGTTTCAGGGCATTGAGTTCGCGAACAAACAGTTCGGACCCGTGCTGCAGCTAGACGGCTGGTCGGCCAACGCTCGCAAAGACAAACAAAAGTACAACCATGTCATTGAACGGCTGTACAAAAAGCACTGGCGGTACGGCAACATGACACCCGAAGTCGAGTTTGGGTGGCTCATCGCCAGTTCCATGTTGATGCATCACTTTAAAAGCAAATTCTTGGGCGGGGCCCTGAAAAGCAGTTCGACAGCCGACGACGACGACGAAGACACCAAAAAACCCGCAAAATCAGCCTTTGACTTATCTTCCATCATCGGTGGAATGTTACCAAAGTTCCCAGGCTTGTCGCAACCCAAAGCGCCGCTTCCGACATCTTTCACGCCCGCTGCATCCGGCCCTAACAACAACAGACCCGTCATGCGTGGCCCCACCAGTAGTTCACCCGTGCCCACCACCTCCCAGACACCATACGCCATCCCACAACAACAACAGCAACAACAGCAACAAATGCAACAGCAGTACCAGCAGCAACAGCAACAGCAACAGCAACAGCAGCAACAGCAACAGCAACAGCAACAGCAACAGTACCAGTACCAGCAGCAGCAACAACAGCAACAAATGCAGCAGCAGATGCAACAACAAATGCAGCAGCAGCAGCAGCAGATGCAACAAATGATGGCGTACAATCGTGATATGCAAAATCAGTTGGCGTCGTACAAAGAGGAGTTATCACGAATAAACAAGCCAGCGGCGGTGAGTTTGCCGGTTCGCGTTGCAAGTGTGCCTGTGGGGTTGCCGCGCGCGAGTGTTTCTCGATTTGAACCGGTGGACAGCAGCGAAGAAGACATTACCCATATACCAGAAGGAGATGAGGAGCAAGACGAAGAAAACGCCGAGCAGGATGACGAGACGGACACTGGCAAACAGATCAGCATACTGGGCACGGTCAAGTCAAAAGCTAAAGCGTCGTCGTCTTCACAGAGTAAGCGTAGTAGTGGTAGTTTAAAGCCGTTGAAGTTGGCTTTGAAGCTGTGATGTGTCGGTGAATAAAAAAACCAATAAAAGTTTGCTCTGTATAATATAAACAGTAGTAGAGAAGACGCGCCATGACTAAAAAGTTCAAACACAAGTTGCAGCCGCTCGACGTGGAAGAGCTGTCGATTCTGCCACGGTGGTACCGTAAAACGTTTTTTGGCTCTTTAAAAGATAGTGTGTTTGGCAGGCGTGGCGTTCACGGCGACGGCTCGTGTTTTTTCCACGCGATTTGTGCGGCGCAGAACACACACAACTACCTGTATGTGAGCACTCGCAAACAGCAACTCATAGGGCACAAGTTCAGATGCGCCTTTAACAGTCACGTGACGCAGGAGCGGTGGGTAAGGTTCCTGGCGCACCACAAAATCAAAACGAAGTTAACGCTACACGAACTGGAGAAGCAGTTTTGCAAAAATTCGCACTGGGCTGACGAAATCATGATTAAACTGGTTAGTGACGTGCTGCAGCTGAACCTTATTTTTATAGACACACAGCGAGGGGAAATTTATTGCGGCGTCCATGGCAGGGACACCGAACCACTGATTCTGATTTTGTGGGTGGGGCATAAACACTTTGAGCCCGTGTTTCGCGTCAAGGACACCAACAGTGGCAACCAGACAGTAGCCGCACAATTTGTGTTCAGCAAAGAAAACCACGACGACGATGTTATTAATGAAGTTTTTCGTAACTACGACATGCAGTGTCGCGACGACGACTAATAACACAACATAATGCCACGGTAATGCCACGGTAATGCCACGGACGTGTCGGCTACACGCTGTCGTCAATCGCAACAAACTGTCCCCAGTCGTCGTCATTGTCCGAGTCGTGGTCCCTCTCTGGGTGCACACTGCTTTGTCGTGGTGGTGCACTGCTTTGTCGTGGCGGTGCCTCCTGTGTCTCCTTTTTTGTTTTCAACGTTGTAAGTCGTTTATACAACCGGTAAATCGCGGCGAACACACGCATCATGAGCCACCACGGGTATAAAATGTCGGGATTGCACATTTCGGTGAGCAGTGGAGTGCAGAAATGACCACCATTAAATTCGATGAGATTGATAACATTACTAAAAACATGGATATTTATTTGATTTTTGGTCGGAACTCAATGTGAGCTACTTGCGCGGTGTTGACTGTAAATAAGCAGCAAGTGTTCCTGTACCGGACTGAAACGTTGCGAGGGCGGACTGCATCGGCAGCACGGCGACAACACTTTGTTTCGCGTGTTTACGGCCATTTTTTTTAGGTAACGTCTGTACGCTTTTAGCTGCTTTCGGCTCGCTCACTGTGTCAACACTCTCCACTTTGCTCGCAACAAACTTGTCGAACAGTGTGTTGGTCGTATTGTTTTCGGTGGGGCCCACTGGCCTTGTTCCCGTCGTTGCACCCGCTGACCCCGTTGCACCTTTTGCCGCCGTTGCATCTTTTGCCGGCGGTGCAGTCCCGGCTGCATCCGTTGCCGCCCCCTCGGTTGCGGAATGCTCGGCCAGTAGTGGTTTGCGGAGGCCGCGAATGGCGTGGGACGTGATGGGTAAGAACAGTTCCGACTCGGTCCGTGTTTTATTCTCGGTTGTTGAATTTTGGCGTGTGTTTTCCTCCAGCACCATCGAGTAGGAGATGAATGGCGGGTTGAGCAGTGTGTTGCGCGACACCAGCGACGACTTCCTAAACTGGGCAAGGGTGAGATGGCCGCCAAACAGGTCCAGAAAGATACGCGGCGGCGCGGGTTCAAAGGTGAACACGTCGCGGGTATCGAGCTGGAACACGTCAATAACCATTTGTTTGAAGAGCAGGAGCATCTGCTGCTGGTCGTACGTGTTGCGCTCCAGGATGTATGCCACCGCACAGTTGCATGAACAGAACACACCAAATATAGTGTAGATCATGTTTTGATTGTTGTTCGTGTGACGAGACACCTTGGGGATCGGAATGGGCACCGTGTCGAAGTGGTGGCAGTCGTGCCAACATACAATAGATGTTGACTGGGGCCAAGTCGCGTCATTTCCTTGGGCGTCACTTCCTCGAACTCCACTGACGTACTCGGGGAACAACGCCAGCGTTTCACAAAACAGTTTGTACGGGGTGTGGTTTGCGTGCCTATCCATGTCGCGGCGCGCGGAGGAGCACACCACCTCGATCGTTTTTGTGCGGTCCGGGAACTCGCGCTCCAGAAAGATGTTCACATCGGAAAGGGTGTCGTGCCTGTTGTTCTTCGATGTGCGAGTCGCCATATTTTATAACTACCAAACGTTTTCACGCCACGTTCAAGTTGCCAATGAATTCAACAAAGGATACACAAAACTATGTGTCGATTAACATCAAATAAATTTATTTATTTTTTTTAACTACCACACACACAATCCTGCACACACAATGCTGCACACACAATGCTGTATGCAAACTCTACGATCTACGTCACAGCTAGTTAAATCTAGCCAAAAGGTCATGAACTGTCGTCAAATGTCGTCAAATGTCGTCAAATGTAGTCACACGCAACGGCTACATTGTTACTGTCCACCCTGAACGGTTTGCCGCACCCGTAAATCAAGTCCTCGCTTATCGTCTTTGTACATTCCTCCTCGCTGGCGTGTGGATTCATCTGCGTGCCAGTCGACTTGAACGTCGCATGGCGGAAAATACGACAGTTCAAGGCTTCAATGATTACACTGGCGCTACAGTGCGGACATTCCACGATTAGTTGTTCCATTTACACCTTTGTCCACATTTTAAACGCATGCCACAGGCATTGGACCTGCCACAGGCATTGGACCTGCCACAGGCATTGGACCTGCCACAGGCATTGGACCTGCCACAGGCATTGGACCTGCCACAGGCATTGGACCTGCCACAGGCATTGGACCTTATCGCGTTGCGGACAAAGTATATGGTTACACGATTAAAAAGTAAGTAACGAGTCGCTCTTTCTCGTTTGCAGGACGGAGCTCGCCCGACGCAATCTGTTTTTTAATGTCATCAATCTGTGATGACACAATAGTTTCAGGTAAACCAAAATCACCGGGCAGCGAACATTGAGCGAGTGTACCGGCGAACGGGTCGCTTTCGTCAAACGCGTTGTGCGATTCAATCACGCCGTCCATATCATCCTGCTATCCACTAATAAGACCCTTTGTTTTTTTTGTTCAAACCGTAATTCGCGAACCCTCTGGTGAGATATGAGGCTGCCCAAGCACTCACTCTCACTAAAAAAATCTTGGCTGTAGTATAAAGGTTATACAACATGTCCAAACAAAATCGATGCTCGAAGGGTGCTCGAAAAACAAAATCCGGAAAGTGTTCACATACCCGACGCAAAAAACAAACTAAATCAATGAAGCAACGCACTAGTCGAACAAAATCGAAAATCATCCACAAACACGTGTCGGTTCGTCGCAAATCGCCGTCGGTGCATCGCAAAAGTGCGTCCGCGTCCCGAACATCTCCAGTACGAGACTTCACACACAAAATGGGCATGCATGTGGAGAACAAAAAAATGTGTTGCCAGGGTTCAACCCATAGTGGCGATGAGCTGCAAGCAGCACTGAATACCCTGTGTTTTGATAAAAATGCAACGCCTACACGGGCACAGATTAGCACACATTATGATAAGTGTATTGTACAGGTGGACCCGGAAGCAAATCGCACCGACCCTCGGGCGGAGGAGTTTGCTCAAAACGTTAATGACGCCCGGTTTATGCTCGACTCGAGATCGCCGTCTGTCCGTCCCAAATCGCCGTATGTCCTTCGCAAATCGCCGTCTGTCCGTACGTCTGTCCGTCGCAAATCGCCGTCTGTCCGTCGCAAATCGCCGTCTGTCCGTCGCAACTAGCACACACATGGCACCTAGCACACATGGCACCTAGCGCACACCTAAAGCGGGATTGTTTTTCCTACACAAGTCTTGTATCCACGATTGCTTACATGTTTCTATAGGTATACCTTTACCGGGAAACGTTTCCCCGCATAAATTTGCACGACTAGGATCACATACATAACGCGAGTCGCAATCTTTTGTGCAATCGCAGTCCTTTGTGGGGAACGTGCCACTGCCGTCATACACTCGTTCACACGTTTTGGCTCCCTTCTTATACATCAATGTGAATGTGGGACAACTGTTTTTTTGTTCAAACCGCAACTCGCCGTCTGGAGATGAGGCCGCGGCTACCCAAGACCCTCCCGCCGCGCCAGCCGCCGCAAACGATTTGCACGCCGAATCATCGTCGTCGCACGTGCCCGATGACGTGCCCCACGTGGCGGGACTCTGCAGCGGGCCGCACATGAAATAAGAACTGTACGCCGCGCTGGGCGCCAGGTCCGCTTTCGCAACACGGGCGACAAAGTTTTCTTCGTTGTCAATAGTGTCGGCGGTGGTCCCCAGCGGCAGTGCGCGCGGGCAGGCTACGACACGGTTGGCTTCATCGCACGGCAGTGGCAGTCGCATCACCCGCGGGTACGACTTGCCCACCGGCATGCACGTGTTCTGTTGCGCCGCAGCCAGGTGCAGCTCCGCCGGATGTTGCGCCGCACAGTATGCGTCACTGCGCGCCTGGTCGTTCGGGTACCACACACAACCCGTGGGCTCGCTCCACATCACCGGCGGTAGGGCGCACTGGTCCGCGGGACACGCAATCTGGGCGCACACCTCCTCGGGGAACGGCTCGCCCGTGACACACAAACTCACTTGCTCCGACCGGCTGTCCGACGTGGCATATGTGTTGTTGCCAGGCATGTCACCCGAGCCTGCCGCTCCATCGGCGATCCGGTACGCACACACCGTGTAGTTGCACACATCGCCCACCGAGATTCGGTCCACAAACGCCGGGAGGCTGTTCAGTGCACCATCCGCGTCACTCAGAAGCACCTGCTCCACGCCCCCCACGCTCTTGGTGACGTTGTACCGCACAGCCACAGCGGGCGCCGCCCACGCTACCAGCACAAACTGAGCATTCAAAGTGGTGTGCTCCACCAGCGGGCACAGGTCCGGCGGCGCCAGCGCGGCACCGTACTGCTTGCTGGATGCAAGGGTGCGCACGAAAACAGGTAGTGGCCGAGGCAGCGGGGACGGCAGAAACGAAAAGGCGTTGTCGCTCTGGTATCGCGCGGAGGCGGTGCTGTTCAGGGACTTTAGATGTACTATCCACTTGTTCATAAAGGCCTCGTCGGAGAAATAGTTGTCGGCCAGCTCAGCCGAGGGCACCGGGTTCATCGCCGGATCACCCCCGTCCACCGTGGCGGTGGCGAGGGGCAGTGTCATCGACGTCGGCGTTTCACTGCTGAGATTGATGTCTGCGCCGCTGCCCGTGAATTCGAGCGTGTACGCGCCCGGCTCCAACGGCCGCGTAAAGTACACCTCGAAATCAAAACAGCCCTGCTCCCGCGCACCGCCCGCCGTGGGAAAGCTGCACTGCAACGATTCTCTTTGGAGGACTACATTGCCCGCGTCGCTCAACGTCCCGTCGCCGGCGGTGACGCGGTACCGCAGACGCAACACGGAGCCGGCCACCACCGGCACGTACGAGTAAGACAGCACGCCGTTGATGTGCGTCGTGGTACCTTTCACATCTGACGCGTTGATAACTTTCTGAGTGACAATCGTGATGCAGTCGGGATAGTTCCACGCCGTGTTGGGCAGTTGGGCGCACAGCTGCTGCACCGACAGAAGCGTCGGGTTAGCACATTTGCCGTCGAGTGTTACTTTGTGCAGCGGCGGTAACATTTTTACCACCGACGCGCTGGTACAGTATTCCGCGTCGCACATTTGTTGATCACAGCGCGGCGTTTTTGTTTTTACGCACGACTGGGTGGCGCTGTCGTACTCATCCCACGTGTCGTTGGTGTCCGGGCGCCTCGTCGCGAGACACAGTGTGTTTAGAGCGGGGACGTCGACGATGCAGCGACACACACCCGTTGCATCTTTCACCACCTTTGTGAACGGGTTGGTGACTTTGCCGGTACTACTTACCACGGGTGTCTTGCCCCCGCCGCAGGCACTCCCCGTTTTGTTTTTGGGTTTTAGGTACGCGTAGGTCACCACCAGGGACGCGATGAGTCCGAGCGTGGTGACGGCCAGGGTGAGCGTCAACCACTTCACCTCTTTGTGGTCGTGTAGGTATTGCGTAAACGCGTTGCTCTTGCCGGTAAGGGGGGGGAGCGGAGGAGGAGCACTTGTTGGAACAACCACGGAAGTCATTTTTTTTGTCGGGCAATGTTTATAAAACTCGTTGTATTTACTTTACCATTGCTTTTTTTTACAGCCCTTACATTATAAACATAAAGAGCGACAATGTGGTTCAACATTGCACATATTTCTTTTCTGTTTACATTGCCCGTAATGTTGTGGCGGTGGGATTGTCGACTGGCTGTGGCGTACGGCTACTGTCTAGTCTGTTTCCTGTTGATGGCGCTGTCGACGTGCATCGCGTGGTACCGACGACCCGCGGTGTTCGCCCTGCCCGACCTTGGGCACGACCTGCTGCCCCAAATCTCCACCATCGCCGGCTGGGACGCGCACGTCATGTGCGACAACCTGCTGCGCTTTACGGTGGCAATCACGTTTGTGTTTATTCACCGGCATGCGGAGAGAAGCGCGATTCTGCGCCGATTCTTTGTTGTCTACGGCAGTGTGCTGGCCTTGCGGTCGTGCACGCTGCTGATGACCGCGCTGCCCGACCCCTACTTTTTATGCGCCGCCTCGGCTACTGGATCGTCGCGGTGGAGCGCCATCCCGTGGCGCGCGGTGCTGGCGGACGTGTTCGCGCTCTTTGGCCCCAGCGAGAAGAACTCGATGACGTGCGGCGACCTCATCTTTTCGGGTCACACCGTTCTTTTCGTGCTGTGCGCGCTAACTTGGCACAGCTACGACAGGTGCACGCGCGGCGTCAACCCGACAAAACTGCTCATCTGGATGTTATCGGTACTGGGCACGGTGTTGCTGCTGGTGACACGAATGCACTGGACCATTGACATTGCGCTGGCGTACTACATCACCATCACGTCGTGGAATTTTTACCACAGCGTGTGTCGAGCGCTGGACCACGGGCATTACATGAAACCGGTCATCTACATCGACGGCGCGCTCATCTACCCGTTTATCGCGTGGCTAGAAAGGGGTGTCAACTACGCCACTTTTCAAAAAGAAAACGAAGAGGCGCGCAAAATAAAGAAATGAAATGAATCCTTTTTTGTTCTTTATTTGGAATGGATGGTATATGTATATACAACATGCGTGTGGTAGTGGTAAGTAGTAACCTGGTATTACATGCTCAATTCTATCAATCAATCTATCCAGCACCGTGGAGGGCCATGGTTTGCTGGATGATAAAGTCCGACGATTTTTGAAGTTCGCCCAGGCGACACAATACGATGATCAGCACTATCATGCACAGGAACATGAGCAGTAGCACCAGTAGCAAAACATTGGTGGTGAGCGTGGACGGACTGGGGTCGTACGCGACCGGGCTCACCATACCAACGGCACCAACGGCGCGACGAACTTTGCGCGGCCGCGGCCGGTCGTCATCCACATACGGGGATGCGTCCGAGTCCGCAAGCGACATCCGATACTGCACGGGGTAGTCGTTGGGGTCGTTGTAGTGCTCCGACATTTACATATATTATTACTATTATTATTATCCAATACAAACATTTACAATTAGCACCACCCCAGACGGTTTTGTTTAATAACTTAAAAAATGGGTGTAAACAGTAAACGGCTGACAAAATGATTCGAAACCACCCCCAAACTTTGCGGGCACGCACACCCCGACGCACACCCAAACGCACACCCAAACGCACACCCCGACGCACACCCCGACGCACACCCAAACGCACACCCAAACGCACACCCCGACGCACACCCCGACGCACACCCCGACGCACACCCCGACACCGCGCGCGCGCGACATCTCGAACACATCGTAAACAGAACACACGCCGAACAATCAACACAAATTTAAATGGTGGTTTAAATAAAAAACAAAAAGTAGCGACGGGCGTTGTTTTGGCGACTGCCCTTGCTTATACGTTACGTAAAAAACCGAAACCGGGAGCACCAGCAGCATCTGCGTTTGAATGTCTTCTACCAAAATTATCGGAAGAAGAAAAACGAAAACAAGAAGCGGAAAAAGTAGCAATATTAGCAGAAGCACACAATGAGCTTGAAAAACTAAAGCACGCGTTAAACCAAAAAAAACCAAATTCGGTAATACTTTTGATAGGGACAACCGGAGCAGGCAAGAGCTCAGTTGTAAACGCCTTAACAAACAAAAACGAATGCACTGACAGTAGTTCTGTAAAAATAACACGCGAGGTTTGTTTTGTTTATGATAACGACGGTAACTTGTACATTGAACCACACGGGTTGTTGGACGGAACCGGCATTTCAAATATCGTTTTAAATCTAGTTGCTGACATACTTGAACTTAAAGGATTAAATCTAATCTTGTTTGTTACGCGATCACGAATCACCGCAGATGTAAATCCAAATGTTAAAATAACTAACCGACTATTTCCAACTGTTCCAATCGTCATAGTTAAGACCGGTGCCGATGGAGACGACCCAGAAGGCCCACTTGTCTCTAGTGATATTGCTACGCCTTTAACAAGATTGTTTCTTCCTCGGGAAGTAGGCTTTGTTTTTGGAACATTTAAGAACAACAATGCATTGGGTGGTTTAATACCTACAAGTGTCGCTCGCTTAAAAGCTGAAATAACGAAATATAAAAGCCCCGAACCTATATTCGAACACGATTTAAAAGCCAGAATTGGAGAATTTATTAGCACAACCATAGGCGGCATGCTCAATATCTGGAAGGGCAGCGTGGATTTAATATCAAAATGGAAGCGCATGTCCGAAAATGATAAGCGTGTTTATTTATCGCGCGTTGACGGGAATGGCGGTAGTGGTGCCGGCGGTGGTAGTTGTGGTCTTAGTGGGGATAGCGGTGCGGGTGGTTCTGGTGTAAATAGCTAACAATCCATCGCGTGCATCCACGACGTTCAGGACGGGAGGGTGGGCGCTGGATGAAGCACCGGCGCGCAACGTCGGGCGGGGGGATGAAGCTTCCGGCGGCGTTCCGAACTCCCCGATGTACCGCACGGCGGATAAAAAGGTGTACAGCCCCAGCGTCTTCGGGTACTTTTCTTGTAGGCTATATCGAATGATCGAGTCGTGTAGGTGGTGGAGGTTCGAGTAAATAATGTGGAGCAACCGCAGGTCGTGACTCATGTTGGCGTGGGTGCTGTTGATAAAGTAATGCCTGTCGTCAAATGAAGCAATGTTGGTCAACCAGCCAAACCCCACTTTGTTGCCGCACCTGTTTCCCTTTTTGTTGCACTCTCTCGTGGCGCACACTCGTTCGTAAACATACTGCGACGATTTGTTGCTACCGGGCGCCGAAAAATACGAGCGACCGTAATCGATAATAACGGCTCTGTACCGACTCCTGAACGTCACGGCGCTCCCCGCCACTGTGAATGTAAATGTGTTGGAGGCATTGGTGGACTCGAGCAAGATGTTGTCGCCATGGAGGTCGTAGTGTGTGAACTCGTCCCGGAGTTGCGCGAGCGGAATATATATCTGTAGCAGTATTTCCAGCATGTAGTTCTCCATAAAATTACCCAGCTGTTGCTCTTGTTGCGCCAACACGGCAGTCATCGAAAAACTGGATGCGTTACTACCGCCCACCGCCTCTACCAAGATCGCGAGGTGTGTGGGCTCCTTACACGCAACTTTGAAATCAAAGGTGTCACCGGTGTGCAGCTGTAAGTACTCTGTTATATGCGGCCGCGCAGCTTGGGCGTTGGAACCGTTCTTGTTCTTAAGTACGTAACTGTACGCGCGGGAGGATTTGTACTCCAGTAGCGCGAACGTGCGCACAAAACACTTGTAGCCGAAGCGGTCCAGCACGTTGTTAATGTACTGACCTGCGAAATACTCGTACATTAAATTATCGGCTGACTCCTTTTTACACGACTTTAAAACATACGATCTACCGCTGCTGTCTGTCACTCTATCCACGAAGCCGTTGGCTGACGGTGTCCCAAAACGCCCACTAAACACCGCCTGTTCGACAATCGTCTCAACTACCCATTTCATGTCACGGGAAGGCACTGCCACTACAACACTATCATCATTAGTACCATTCTCAACTGCCGTTGAACCACCTTTAAATATTTTAGGGTTATCTATTTCATCCCCATTACCATCACCATCACCATCACCACCAGCACCAGCAGCAGCAACAACAGCAGAAAAATCACCGTCACCGCCACCGTCACCATCACCATCACTATGCCACCAATAACCATCACCATCACCAGTACCAGCACCAGCAGCAGCACCATCACCAGCACCAGCACCAGCAGCAGCAGCAGCAGCAGCACCAGCACCAGCACCAGCACCAGCACCAGCAACAGCAACAGCAACAGCACTATCAAAAGCTGTAGTATCAAAATCATAATCAAAAGCTAAATAAACCGGTGGTTTCAATTCTTGAGCTACACACCTTTTTAACACACCTAAAACCGTGTTTGTGTTTAAATTTGTTAGTTCAATTTTTATGCCTTGTTGTATTTGAGAGCAATCATAATTATCTACATTTATGTTTGAATGTACTGTAATGGTGCCGATAATTTTTTCTAAAAACGATTTATGACAAATTTGAGCAAAAACACGATTTCCAAATGTTAGAGATCTTTGCCACATCAAATGTTCGATTGCAGATACATACAATCTTACATATTGCTGTGCTTTATCATCGTCGAAGACAACCAATTCGATATGTATTGGTGATTGTGCAAAAATAAGTTGTTTTACACAAGTCTCTGCGATAATTTCTGTACCCTCCTTATCGGGAAAATTATAAAGTCCCATCGATATGGTGGGTATTTTTAAAATACTTTTAGTTGAATAATTTGCAGTTAAATCTGTAAAATCTTTTATAATATTTTCTACACTTGTTTTAAGGTGGTTCTTTTGACTTTCGTTGGGTAACTCACCTTTTCGCAAGCTAGGTCCGCTCGCATGAATGATATGGGTTATATTTTTTTTTGGTATTCCTTGAGTTCTAATAACATGTCCTTCTTTTAATTGAAAATTGCCATCTTTATCTTCAAAATTTGCTGATCTAATTTGTTCAATATGATCGATGTTTATATTCGACGGATTATTATCAATTTTTGTTAAATAATCGATATAATGTGTCACACTTTCTCTATAATTTTCCTTTGTTTTATAATTTGCGTAATCGTAATTTTGTATACTTCCTCGTGATGCTAAGCCTGGATCCGCAGCATCCCTTATTTGTCGGTGAAGGTTTGCGCCAGCAAGTTTTAGTTCAGGATTACTTGGATTTACAATGACGCAACCGTTACATTTGTCCAAAATATTACCTATTTTTACAGATAGTGTGGATCCGTTATTTCCGATTTTAAACTCACCATTAGACGGCGTCGGCCGAGTTTGAGCAACCAGGGGAAAAGGCGCTGTAGACTTCTGAGTTGTAGACTGAGGTTCTTGAGTGACCTGGGGAGACTTGTTGTCCACTTCAGCAATAGGTGGATATGTAACTTTTAAAAATTGCCGTTTGTCGTCACAGCAAGATGTCTCTAGCATTTGTTTCATTGCGGTATGTAGTTTGTGTTTGATGCTTCGGACATAATCATTTCGGTGGTTTGAGTCAGTTTTTCTCTGTGATGCCCGTGCCTTTTGATTTTCTGTCTGGACTTCTCTTACCTTTTTTCTGATGAATTGTGTACCTTTGGCACTGGAGACAAAGTTTGATATGTTTTCAAAATTTTTTAAGTGTTTCAAAGCGTCTGGATATGTCATGTTTTGTCCATTGTCACGTAATTTATTATTCAAATCTTTAATACGTGTACTAATGTCTTCTTTGATTTTTTCTTCCTCTCCTTCCCCTTCTTTTTCCCCTTCTTCTTCCCCTTTTTCGTTTCCTTCTCCTTCCTCTCCTTCCCCTTCTTCTTCCCCTTCTTCTTCGTTTCCTTCTCCTTCCTCTCCTCCCCCTTTTCCTTCTCCTTCCTCTCCTTCCCCTTTTTCTTCTCCTTTTCCTTCCTGGTCGTCTTTCCCGCCCCCGCTTATGATATGCGGATGCTGTTCTATGTCTTCAATATAATCGTCGCATTTTTCGATCAACTCTTTATATGCTTCGAAAAGTTTGTCGCAATTTTCTTCTTTCACCAAACCAGCGCACACCTTCTTTTTATAAATGAATTCAATCATCTTGTGAACAATAATACAAACTGCGTGCATAGTCTTCTTTTTAAAAAGTTTTCGCTGTTTTTTTTCTTTTCTTCCTTCCTTAGTTGTTTTATCTCGTTTTTGCGGTAAAAGCTTTTTATACCACAAGTAATAGGTGGACTTAATTTTTTTGTCTACATAAAAGATTTTGTTTGTGCCACCCGAAGACGCTGCCGTTTCCTCCTCTCCCTCCTCCTCTCCCTCTTCCTCCTCTCCCTCTTCCTCCTCTCCCTCTTCATCCTCTTCCTCCTCCTCCTCTCCCTTTTTTCCCTCTTCCTCCTCTTCCTCCTCTCCCTTTTTTCTGCCTTTTTTGTTTTCGTCCAGTTGCGTAAAATTAAATTTGTATTTCTTTAATTTTGTAAATTTCGTATCCTGATTTTGATTTACATCCTCCCATGGATCCATAAAAAACGCACTTGCACATTTTATACCTTCGATGCATGCCATTTGTTCGATTAATCCAGTCCAGTCGCTGGACATGCTTTGTTCCTCGTCTTTCGCTATGTTTCTTGTGATTTGACCAAAAGGTTTCCAAAATTCATCAAATGCTTTTAGTGCGTTGTTTTTCTCGTACATGCTATCCTTAAGGTGCTCTAATAACTGCTTAGTTGTGCGTGACACGAACGCATCCCAGAATTGAATGTTGAAATACTCATAATCCATTGGGATGTGTTCAACTCTTTCCTGCTTACTTCCATAATACAGCTCCCATTGAAACGTCTTATCTTTATCCTTGTCTCCACACTTTGCCTTGCATTTAACGCTGTTATTAAATGTATCCCATTTTTTTGTTTCGCCTTGTTGTCCAGTGCATAGTTTGTGTAGCCTCATTTTCCCTGTTTTCAAGTACATGGACAAGATGCTAACTTTGCTAGCATTAGTATACATTGAGTGCAGCTTACGTAATTGAAACCGACGTTCCAACCTTGTTTTATACTCAGTTTCTTTTGGACTCCATGCACCCTTTTTCAAAAAATCAGGATATCGAATGCACCAAATACGAAACAAATAGTCAATCAACATAGATCCGAACGTGGTACGCCCCTTGCGCGGCTGCTTCCTCTTCACTAATTTGGTAGAGTTTTTACTCTCTGGAACCATTGCTTTGCTACGACGTACAACGTTTGTTAAATTTTTTCCATGATTGCATCGTTCCTCCAGCACCGAAGGGGAGCGAGGAGGAGAACGACGGCGAGGAGACGCAGATTTTGCACGACGAGGCTTCACTGAAGCACGTAGAGGAGAATTGGAAGCAGAGCGGCGAGGGGTAGTACGGCGAGAAGAAGATTTAGAATGTGATGAAGAACGGGAAGCAGAAGAACGAGACTCGCTAGTCGACCGTTTTCTTGATGTCATGTTCTTTTTACATGATAACCAAGATTTTAATACACAAGTTTCCAGTTTATTTTTTTTATCCCACCGAAAAACACAATGCTATGTAACAACGCCATGATAGTGGTGAACGTGCGCGGAAGTGTCAGCGACCCCTGGGCGAGACGGGAGATGACTCCTTGTTCGCGTCTCATATGGACGACCGCCTGCTCCGGCGTAAACACAACACGCTCGTCCAGGACCCCAAAGTACCGCCGCCATATTTTCTGCTGGAACAGCGCAACCACGTCGCCGTGGACCAAGATGCCGAGCTCGTTGTCGCACGGAAACACACTCAGGCTGCGGTCCGTGAAGTTGGACGACGACCGCAGCATCGTGTGGCCATCTTGCAGCACCATGTTGGAGTGCACCTTGATGTGCCGCCCCCGCTTCCCCGGCTCGCGCATGACCCCCACGAATACGCGCTGCCGGATGAACGCGTCGGTGATGCCCAGCTTACCCAGCGTCGCGCGTAAATGGCCGATGGACCACTGCAGCTGTTTACCCGACGTCCAAGAAACGACAGGCGACTCGTCGATCTGGTACTCATTCGTCAGCAGTATGAAATGAAAACGGTCCGTGTTCTGGTGCTGGAACGCGCGATACAGACGGGCACACACCGCCGACAGCACGCTGTTGTCCGTGGACGCCGCGCTGATGCACACCTGCGACTCCATGTGGATGCAACTTCGAGCGCAATCGATCAGGTGCACAATTAAGCGGTGTTCCGTGACGCCGCCCGAAACCAGCGGGAACGGCGCGCTGCGTTGCACCACCGCGTGGAAGTTGTTCTGCGCAAAAGAGAGCATGGCGGGGGTGCACGGCACAGACACGCTGGTTTCGTGCCACGAGTAGTTCTGCGCCCCGAACTGCAACCAGCCCGTACGTTGGCTCGCCACATCGATGCCGCCGAGCATGAATCGCCTGCCGTCGACGCACACATACTTCTGGTGGTGGTTCGAGTAGTGTGTGTTGGTGCACACGTATTTGGCCGCCGCGGGAAGTTTGCCGTCGCCCTGCACCGCACGCACTTGCGCGCCCGGAGGCAGTTTTTGACGGAACTCTGCGAGCGGCAGGTTGCAGTAGGCGGTCTCCGGGTTGTATAGTATGTAGATGGGAACTCGTCTGCTGGATAAATCACGGAATAGAGAAAGCAGTGTGCGGTCGGAGCCGGGTAGTGGTTGTTTTAGGTCACACAAAAAGCTAGAAAAATAAACGAATTGCGTCGCGCTAGCAAACAAATGCATTAGTTCCGCGGCCGACTCCACGCCGTCTGCGCAAAGTCGAATCATAACTTCAGGCAATTAATTTACGCACACACACAATGTTTACTTTTACCACCATGTATGTATTTTTCATGCTATAAAACGCAGTATTAAACGATGCCGCGTTCGCGTGTTTCAAGCAACGTCTTAAAAAAAAGAAGAGAATAACATATAAAAACAACGGGGTTGTTGCCAGGATTGACACAACACATGACTTTTTTTCTACTTCCCGCAGTCATCCTCGGGTTTTGTGTGTTGTGCGCCGGGCCCTCGGCTGTCAATGTAGTACTCGACCATGTGGCAGTGATTGCCATGCTGTACATCTACTATAAGTATTACTATGATAAATGTAGGACGAGCGCTTATGACAGCGACAGCATAAAATCAGAAGACAGCTTGTATTCCAGCGATTCGGAGTCCGACTCGGAGCAGCCCAGTGCTTCGTCTTCCACCGATTCCACAAACTCTTCTAATGTGGACGACGCATCAGAGGATGTGGAAGACGCATCAGAGGATGTGGACGACGCATCAGAGGATGTGGACGACGCATCAGAGGATGTGGACGTCACAAATTTCCCAATTAATGTAAGGGGGTTCACGGTGCACACGCAGCAAGGCTTGGATAGAATTAATGATTGGTATAAGTGGCTGGATGAGGAGTCACCAGAGGAGCCGCAACCACCATTCTCAAACTCAAAGAATAATGCTCAAACACCGCCGCCGTTGTCTGCAACACACATTACCGTGAAGACGCGCCACTCGTTGGAAAACCTGCTGTACAAAGTGTATAACGATAATTGTATGTGGGATGTGCTGGAGCTCGACCCCCGCAGAGACACAATGGAGCCGCGGTTGAACCCTATCGTGGATCACTGGCAAGAACTCGTGCGCAAATTGTTTATCGAAATTGTGCGGTTTGACTTGTGGGTGGTTGGGAACATTGCACAAAAACAGCACAAGTACAGCTATGTTGTAAACACCCTGATTCCCGTGCTTCTCAACTACCCCGACATTTACACAAGTCCCCAGTTATTCCAGTTTGGAACACACAATCAATTCATGAAGGCTGTTATAAAAAAAATGATCGAGTTCGTCAACGACCACGGGATGCTCGAGTCACTGCTTGTCATAGCCAGCATTTTCCCACACTTGGTGCGCGACGAGTGCCACCCTCGAATAACAACGGACGCGTCGTGTCGCACCAGTGTGTTTGTTATGCAACAGCACAAAGATTTTGCACGGCTGGTCGGAAGAATACCACCCGCTCTGTTGCAACGCTTCGAGCTGTAGAGCTGTGCAATAACTAGTCTAGAGTGTTGTATTAATGTAATAATCTCACAGGTAAAAACAAAACTAATAAAACTAAAAAGGAGCCTTTACAGCGTTTGTGCAGATGCACGGCGAGGCGGCGGAGCAGGGCTGTTGCCAGTTACCGCTTATGGGCATACAGCGTTTGGAGTCTAACGTATTGCGGCGACAGTCCATGTTGCTCGAGCAGTACGTGTACGGCGAACTCCACAGCGGTGTTTTTGCGTAGTAGCTGTTGGGCACGCGCGCCGCGTACACCGGGTAAATTTGAAACGGAGTTTGGTACATTTACTTTTTTACTATATACACTTGTTTTTTATTTGTGGTGTTGCTGATGTTTTTGGCTAATGGTATCGTCGTGGATACAACTTAACAAATGAAACGTAATCTCGTTCATATCCGTCACCGGCCAATGCCTCTCCACATCTATATGCAGAAACGTCGCTGGTTCACCTCTTTGCGTTGTCAGTGCCCGCACCTTGCCGACGACACAGTAGTACTTCTTGTGCATGACAATGTCCACGGTGGACTCCTGTGCTGATTTGTAGAAGAAACACGCAATCGAGCCGGTGGTGTCGTTCATGACGATGATGTCCGACAGCGTGTTGCGCGCAGCACATGAGTCGGCCACCGCGATCATCTTGACAAACTGTTCTCCGTTGAAGGGGCGTAGTTTAAGCTGCGTCACCGTCACTGGGATCATCACTTAAAGATAAAATAAAGTGATCAAATGATGTGATTTAACATCAAGTTTATTCCTACCAATCAGTACACTTTGTGTGTTTTGTTTTTTTTTACAAATGAGTAACCGTTTCTTTAATTTCGCTAATGGCCAAGGAGTGGGCGCGCAATGTTTCCTTGATTTCATAAAAGGTTGACATGTACACCAAATCCTTTTCCCGCAGTTTATCTTCGAACGCCACAATCATTTGTCTTTTCTCGTTCTCGTGTTGTCGCACAATTTCAGCCATGCTCCAATTCGACTCGGCGACTTTTGTTTTTACAGGTAAATGGGGTTTAATGAGAGGCATTACGTCAGTGGCAAGCATCATATGTGGATATAATGCAGTAGGTTCGTAAAACTCATGTACGGATGATTCGCGGTACATGAGACACACAGGTTCGTCCATTGGCATTCTGTTTCGGGGTTTATAACTACGGCAATAAATTAATCGTCTTTATTGTCGTTGTACAGCGCGCTAACAAGAGACGTGGTAGTGTCGTGATATGTCACAACGGCAGCCGTACCAGCACCACCAGCACCACTACTAGTCCCACCAGCACCACCACTCACGGGTCTCGTTGCCCGACTGCCACTTGAATTCGTAGGCTTGTTCGTACGTGTAGGCGGTTGCACCGTCGCAAGAGGTTGCACCAGGGGTTGCACCAGGGGTTGCACCAGGGGTTGTACCGTCGCCAGGGGTTGCACCAGGGGTTGCACCGTCGCCGGCGCTGCTAAAGGTTGTGCTGTAGCAATGCATGGATGTAGTGATGATTGTATCGGCTGCGTGGTGTCTTCCGTCGTTGCATCATTTGCGGGTGTCTTCCGCCCGTGCACACTATGGAACGCTTGTATTGTTTCCTCGGCCTTTTGTATCTCTAATAAAGTGCGTTCAATCAGCAGATCAAAGGTAGCGGTTATGAGCTGGTCGCCCGCGTATGTTTTCCGCAAGTTGTGCAGCCCCCCGGTCGCCGCCTTCAGTTCGCGAGCCATACTCGTCACAAAGCCGATGGACGTCTGCGGCGTGGGCACCGCAAAGGCGTGGCGGTCACTGCCAGCCACTGGCGTGTACGCGTGCTGCACCATGTTGATGTAGGTGCCCAGTATACGAATGGCGTCGTTTATCACGCTCTTCAAGTCGTCCATGTTCACCCAGCGCGTCTCCCCCGAGATCCATCGGTAGATCGCCTGGGCCCACCCCGGCGAGTAGATGGAAAAGTTGTTGTTGCGTAGACACAGGCGCTCACCTTCACTTAGAGTGGACACTACTTTTAAGTTGATTATAACCTCGTCTGTTTTGTCAAGCGAATTCATCCAGAAAGCGGTATCACGAAAAAACAAATGAAAACTTGAAATTTCGACTTGGGTTTTATGGTTATGGAAACAAATTAAATTTGCAATGGCGGTCACGTATCCGTTTCGCACATGTTATTATTTTCCATCATACAAACATAAACCGAAACGGCTCAGAAACAACCGGTGTAACCAGTTTGACACGCGCATCAATCGACCCACATGAGCGTTTTGTATCCCCCCGCTACTCGATCGACCCACATGAGGAGCGTTCTGTATCCCTCCGCTACTCAAGCCGTGAAAGCCATTGTGAACAAAGACGAACAGGTCTCAACCGCCTGGTTCTTGAGTTCAGCCGTGGAGTGGAAACTGGTGTTCAAAAGGGCGGACGGGCTGTTTGAACACATTGGCCGTTTCCTCAACCAGGCAGACAGCTTTAAGCGTGTAAGCCTAACGTTCAAGCGCGCCGACATCTCCCACGCCGAGTTGTGTTGGACGGGCTGCTCCCCCGTGGAGTCGCACCGCATCGAAACGGATGAGTGGGATGCCGACGAACATGCAACCGTAAACTTTGAAGCCCGAGGTCTTTTCAAGTCCTGCAACGACTTGTTGTTGTGTGTGCGCACCACCCGCGGCGATCTGTACCCGAAAAAAGACGTGGATGTCCTGTTCTGGAATGGCTTTTTAAAGAAGCGAGATTATAAGGCGCGCTGGGTACAGTCCGAGGTGGGCGTCGGCTTTGGCTACGAGCCGGGACGATTCCTCCTGTGCGCACATGATGAGCACCACGACCATGCTGCACCTTACACGTACGTGAACGTGGCCGTGCATCAATACAATAGCGGATACACGGTCAACATATTACACAACGTGCTGCGAATCATGCAACCGGTTCGTATACACGCGCTCATGCTCACCGACACACGCGACATCCAAACTGTTGACCCCTCGCCAGCCCCCTCGCCAGCCCCCTCGATCGACGGACCTGTCACGCACCCCCCCAAGCCACCCATGGCCGCTGTAACCATGAGATTCTACTACAACGACATGAGTTTGTTTACCAGTGACAACCAAACATGGCTCCACGTGGATCTCCCCGTGCATCAAATGGAGGCAGGGTTTTTCAAAACGGTGGCGTTGGCCGAGGATGAACGCGAGGTGCAAAGCTACAACGTCGCCATGAAGCTGTCGTTCGACTTGCGCGACGCGACGCCAGGGACGCGGACGTGGCGTTTTGCCGATGACATTTTTTACTTCCAGTGTGGCGTGATGCGGAAAATTTAAAGCTGGAAGTTGTTATTATATTCTTTTGCAACTAACAAAACGCACGCGTTGCTTTTTGTAATTTACTACTCGACTACAAACCCCAACACAAACACAATGGAAAATGCGCTGCAAAAGCTACAAATGGAGCCCTTGGTGAACAAAGCCATCAAGGGGGCGGCGGTGGGAGCAGGCATCGGTCTGTGCTGGTGGGTAGGCAAGCAGTTGCTGCCGACAGCGCCCGAAACAACGCCCTTTCGCCAGATCAGCGCCGACGCCAACCAGCTGCTGGCTTCCGACCCCGAGATTCGGGTGCTATGTGAACGCTTCAAGTTATACGCGCGGTTCGACGAGGAGAGTTACGCCCAGCTGCTGCTCAACTGGTCCTACGTCATCAACCTCTACGTCCAGTTGTGTCGCGAAGAAATTAAGCCCAAAATGTCGCACCCCCGACTTGTGGCGGGCTACTGCAGCCAGATCGTGGAGGCGATTCGAACATTACGAGCCGTGGTCGCGTTCCAGACAAAAAACAACCCTTCCAGCCTGCGGGACTTTGACGAGATCGCAGCGGACTTCCAGCGAAACATTAATCAGTACACACACAACGTAACGAAAACTGTCGAGTACCTACAAATCCAGCAACACCCGCACTAACTACCGACCCCCCTCACTGACGCCTAACAGTTTTTAAACTTCTTGTTATCTATTAATTATACTATACATGTTTGTTTCAGATTGTTAGTTATGTAATACCACTAAACAACAATAAATAAAAAAATGTTATTATACTATACTAATTTAAGCGGGGGGGGGGTCGGTGCGCGATGCTTTAAATGTTGCGCGGGGAAAGGGGGCGGAACTCTTTCGTAATCGTGATGTTGCTGGGACTCAGTGGCACGAACTGCAGGAGGGAGCGGGCCGTGCTGTTAATGAAGTTTGTGCCGCGACGGTTGTGTGTAGTAGTAGTACCACCCGTGCTCGACGGATTAACACCAGCAACGGCGTTGGACGACGGTGTACTGTAATCAGCATGTGGTGTACTAAAACCAGCACGCGCTTTGTGCCGAGCGGCGGGGTGCGCGTGCTGTTGGGGCTCAAATAGGGGCGCCACCTGGTATGGACGCCCGCCGAGAGGCGCCACCTCCCCACCAAGAGGCGCCACGAACCGGCACGCGTCGAACATGGGCTCCACTGCCACGGGTAACGCAAACGTCATGGGTCGCACATGCACAGCGGACTCGGCACTTGCACCATCATCGGCACAATCAGCACCATCAGCACCACCAGCACCACCACGGGGCAAGGGGATGACGTCGCAGCAGCCCGTGCCGCCCGGCATCAACATGCCCATCATCAGGTTCTCCGTGACGCCGCTAATCTTGTCGTGCGTGCCGAAAGCCGCGGCGTTGATCAGCACGTCCTGCGTCTCCTCGAAGCTGGCGTGGTGGTACGTGCTGCCGCCCAGTTTGTGCATGCTGTGCCGAGTCATCGCCGTCAGCGTGCCCGACAGCGTCATCACATCCGCCAGCAGCTGCAGGTGCCGCTCGTTCACGTACGCGCCGTCGAACGACAGCACCGCGCGGATCTCGTCCATCAGCACGTGCTGCGCTGCCTCGATGCCCAGCACGTCCAGCACCTCGTGGATGTCGTTGCTAATCGTGCGGCACTTATCCACGAACTGCACCCCCAGCAGCGCGCGCAAGTTGGTGCCGTCCGTGTCCGCCATCCACTCCTTCACCCGCACCAGCTGCTCGTCCGCCCCCACTTGCGCCACGTCCTGCTGGTGCACCATCACCCGCCCCAGACCCGGCACGCCGTGCACCGGCATGTTGTCCAACAAAAAGTCATGAATCGTCTTTAGCGACGCGTACTCCAGCTGCGACCGCTCCTCCTCGTCGATCCCCCCGTCCGTGTCGCTCAGCAGCGCGTCCAGGTCGTCGATGCGCAGCCGAATGCACCAGTTCAACATGTTCACCTCGGAGCACATGATTTGCGCGGTGTCGCCCATGTACGCCTGCAGCGCGCTGGCCACGTGCTGCACATCCAGGTGGATGCTCGCCAACACCTCCCGGTCCAGCACGAACCGAATCAACCACTTGGTGTACACCGGCGGCGGCGTCGTCGTCGGACGGCACTCGCGGTACAGCATGCTGTACGCATCCACAAACGGCCGGTCCTCCACTATGGTCGTCGCCCACATGTCGCTGTCCAGCTGCACGCTGCTCGTCAACACCACGCGGTTCAGCAACGTGTACTGCAGCGCCGCCCCAAACGCCGCACTCATCTTTTCATTGGAGTTGTACGGGTGCTCGAAGAAAATGCTGGCCGACGGCGTCTTGATGTTGCGCGACGTGTCGATCAGCTCCTTCAGCCGCGGCACGCCCAGAGTCACCGCTTTCTCAGCCACCCCCGCCGTGTGGAACGTGTTCAGCGTCATCTGCGTGCACGGCTCGCCAATGGACGCCGCGCCCAGCGTGCCCACCATCTCCCCCGGCGCCGTCAACGACTTGCGGTACATGTGCACCACCTGCTCCGCGCACCACGCCACCGCCGCCACGGGCAGCCGGTGCACCAGCAGCAACGTGCGGAGACCCAGCAGCGAGCGCAGGTACGCCAGCGTCGTGAACGTCGCCGTACCGCGTCGCATCGCCCCAATCTTCGAGTAAGCCGCGCGCATCAAGCACGTCACTTGGCCGGGGCGCACCGCGTCGCTAACGGCCCCTCGCGCCACGCCGAACCGCGTCACCGCCGTGCCCAGCAGCCGCTGCACGCAAATGGTCACGAACACCGTGGCGTCGGGCGCGTTGTTCAGCTTGCACTTGGCGGCGCGCATCGCATCCCTGTCCGCGCGCAGCTGGCTCAGTTCGCGTCGCACCGCCGCCTCCCACTGGGGCCACGACTCAGCCGGCGCGGCGGAGCAGCCCTGCAGCTCCGGCCACGTGAACGCGTACTCGTCGCGCAGCTGCTGGTTCGACAGCGTGAAGGTGCGCAGCGTCTGCTTCTCCACGTACACCGCGTCGAAGCTGTCGCCGCCGTAGTAGAACTGCACGATCTGGTCCTTGGTGTTGCGCACCGTGTGGTCGTACCGCACCTGCAGCCCCTCCTCGGCCTTGACCAGTCGCCGCTGGATGTAGCCCGTCGACGCCGTCTTGACGGCCGTGTCCACCAACCCCTCGCGCCCCCCCATGGCGTGGAAAAAGTACTCCTGCGCCGTCAGCCCCGTGCCGTACGAGTTGGCCACGAAGCCGCGCGACTCCGCCGTGGTGTCGCCGCGCGCGTAGCACGGCAGGGTGCGGTCGTTCACGTCGCGCGCGATGCGGCCGCCCTCCACGCTCTGCTGGCCCACGCACCCCAGAATTTGCGCAATGTTCACCGCCGACCCCTTGGCGCCCGACTGCACCATGGTCAGCACGTTGTTCGTGGGCGCCAGATCTTGCTGCACCACCGCCCCCGCGCGGTTCAACACCCCCGTCATGAGTTTCGTCATGCACCCCTCCATGAGCACCGGCAACTTGTCGCTGCGACTCGCGCCCGCCAGCAGCTTGTCGCCGTACGCCAAGCACCGGTCGATGGACGCGTTCACCTTGTCGTGCGTCTCCCGCTGCATCATGCAGTCGCCAATGCCCACGCTGAAACCGCGCACCTGCATGAACTCCACCAGTATGCGCTGCGCGTCGCTGATGAAGTTCGCCGCCACGTGGTTGCCAAAGTCCTTCACCAGCACGTGGATGATGCCGCCGGCCGACGTGCCCATACTCTTCTTGCACAGCGAGCCCGCACACAGCACACCCCGCCGGATCACCACGCACCGCTCCTGCATGTCCAGCACGCCGCCCTTCGCCACCTCCACGCCGTCCGCCGTTCCGCTGCGCACCACCATCTGCAGCGAGAACACCGGCAGCAGCAGCGAGAACAGCTGCTTGCCCGTCCACAGGGGGCGCGGCTTCAGCACGGCGGGCGGCGGCAGGTTTAGTTGTCCCGGCATGCGCGGATCCACGAACAGCGGGTACTTGATGGGCATCACCATCTGCATGATCTGTTCGCGCGTTAAAAAAGTGTCCCTCTCCGTCAGCAGCATCACCGACACCAGCGAGTCCTGCACCAGCCCGATGATCGGCTTGTTGGACTGCGGCGAGATCAGCTGCGTGCGCACACACATGAGCTCTTGCGCTTCCGCCACTGCTTCCACCGTGCGCAACACGTGCAGGTTCATCTCATCGCCGTCAAAGTCCGCGTTGTACGGCGTCGTGTCACAAACCGGCAGGCGAAACGTCTTGTCCTGGATGATGCGCACTTGATGCGCCATAATGCTCATGCGGTGCAGCGACGGCTGGCGGTTGAACAACACCCAGTCGCCATCGCGCAAATACCGCTCCACCACCCACCCCGTCTGCAGCTTAAAGTCGTGGCTCTTATGCTGCTCCTTGTACAGCGTCAGGTCTAGCAGCGTGCCGTCGTGCATCACCACACCTGCAGCGCCGAACAGGTGGTCGGGCCCGTTCTTCACACGCTGCTGCAGCTCCGCCATGTTTCGCTCGTTCACGCGCTCGGGGTACGTCAGGTGTTGCGCGATGATGCGCGGCACGCCCACCTCGTGAATATCGTACGTTGGTGCCGGCGACACGACGGTGCGTGCCGAGTAATCGACGCGCTTGCCGCCCAGTGTGCCTCTGAACCGCCCCTTTTTGCCTTTGAGACGCGCAGGAACAAGTCTTAGCGGCCGGTTGCTGCGCTGGCTGCCGTTGCCCGTGGCCGCGGGCGCGCCTGTAAGCGAGTCATGGTGCATGAACTGCACGAGGTGCTGCTGCAGTACTTCCCACGCGTTTTTGATGGCGGGGGTCAGCGGCCGCATGAAGAAGGGTTGCGTCCCGGTGCCAGCGGTGCTAATGGCCGTTTCTAGCACAAGGTTGGCCTTGATTATTTCTTGAAGTTTCAGGGTGATGTCGTCCTGGCCGCGCGCACGACTACCGTCGGTGGCCATGATCGACGGGCGCGAAATGGGTGGGGGCACTTGTAGAACGGTGAGGATAAGCCATTCTGGTCGCGCGTACACGTGGTTGATACCCAGCAGCTCTACTTCGTCGTCTGGGATAAATTTGAGGATGGCGCGGGCCATGGCGGCGGTGAACGGACGAGACGCGAACTCGAACTCCTGCTCACTTTCGAACTTGTCCTTGGCGCGAAACTCCGTCTTGATTTGACACGACGCGCGGATTTGCGTGTACTTCGCCTGCGGCCCGTTGCAGTGCATGCAGAAGTGTTTGGTTTTACATAAATTAACCATCATGTTCAACCGGTCTTTTGGGTCGCAAGTTTGGAATCGGCTGTCGTTCGCCCGCGGGTCGTGCGCGCAGTCGATGAGCAGCCGCGAACAGAAGAAACAAACACACCGCAAAATTTTCACCACGATGTTAATCATGGACACGTGATACAAGGGCGCTGCCAGTTCAATATGGCCGAAGTGACCGACACAGCTCAGCACATCGTTCTTGCAGGTACCACACGGCAAACGGCGGTCGGATGTGCCCATGCGCAGGTCATTCAACCCACCAAAACTCGGGAGCTGGCGCACGTACAGTGTTGTCTTGGTGACGTGCACAACCGACTGGCGTTTCACTATTTCCGGATTCAAAAGTCCAAATTGGATGTCAGTGACGCGGAGCGACGGAACAGTTTCGAGTAAAGACACACACGTTGTCATGGAGACACAAACTAAAACTAATACACCCCAACAAGAAGCGTGCACATTACCGCGGTAGTATTTTATTTTTTATTTTTTACGTTATCTTCCTTGCGGAAGGTCTGCTGTTAGCGGAAGGTCTGTTAGCGGAAGGTCTGCTAGCGGAAGGTCTGTTAGCGGAAGGTCTGCTAGCGGAAGGTCTGTTAGCGGTGGAGTCGCAAGCGCTACGGGAAGGGGTTTGGGGTGCATCCGTGCAACCCCACGGTTTGCTGCACCATAATGGGTACTGGAGCGCCCTTCTTGCGGCATTTGGTGTGCCCGATTCCGAGTGCATGGCCGATCTCGTGGTTGAGCACGTACGCGCGGTAAGCCGGGAGAGACAGCTCTGATCGGTCGTCGTTGTACTCACGGTGCCACCGTGCTTCGTTGATAAAAATTTCACGGGTGTCCATGTTGCACACTGATAATCGTTTTTGCGCAAAGTCGGGAAACAGGGAATTCATTATGTGCTGCGGTGTTAGTTCAATAATGATGTTCAGCCGGCCTCGCGGGCGCACGGGGCGTGCCGTTGGTGCGATAACAAATGCGACTTTGTCGAACTTGGTCCATCCTTTGGGGTGCATTATAAGCGGTACAGCAATGGATCTGAACATGAGGGTGCTGGTGCGACAATCGGGGTGTGTGGCTAAATAAATGGTGTATTGTTTCATGCGGTTATTTAATGTAATGTATTATTTTATAGCTAAATAAGTAAAACACACCCCACGTCAATAAAATATGTCGTCGTCTTCGTCTTCGCGTTTGCTCGAGTACCGCCAAGTAAGCAAAACACTCGTGAACAAACTTCAGACAAACAGGTGCGCTGAAAATTACGATTTGTTGAACATCTACATGGAGGCTGTTGTGGCTAACATGCCGCCTGGCTTCATATCCATGATGGAAAACATCATAGGAGACGTCGAAGTGGCCAACACGAACAAACTGATGCTGGATGTCAAACAAATACTGCAGCACAACCGCGTGATCAAAGAAATGCAGAATGAAAACCAGATGTTGAAGCAACGACGCGGAGAGGAACACAAAAAAAAGCAGCAGGAGTTGTTGGTGTACTGCTGCAACAAAGTTGTGACGCCGCTGGTGGCAATTTTGTGTAAGGAGCGCGAGCACCACGTGCTCATCCTGGAAAACATAGTGCAGGAAATCGGCAAGATGGTTGGAGATGGGGAGCACCCCTTTTACAAAATGGCGCAACAGATCTATGTGGATCGAGTGGCGAGCAACAACGAGGGGATGGCGGAAGATGCCATCGTGTTGCAACAGTGCTCGTGAATAAAAGGCGTTCGAAAAAACCAATAAATTGAATTTATGCACAAATTAATAAACCGAGTACTAGATAAACCCGTCACCGATGAACCCAGCACCAGTCGTTATCGAGAGTGCCGTAAGTGTTACCAAATCCAACACTCCCCCCAAAAATGTGTTCACGACCAAAAATGCGTGGAAGTTTAAAGTAGCGCTTGTGATGTTGGCGGTAGTTTTTCTGTACTTTACCATTATGAAAATGAACAAAAAAAAGAAAGCAAGTTTAATTGTTACCACAGCAGCGCCCGCGGACGGAAAGGCCAACAACGATTCACGACCGCCACCCGAAAAAGTTCAATAAATAGACAATACCACTTGTTTATACAAAAAAAATGCAAAAAAAAAACCACCCAAGGTGGTTAAACCTTGGGTGGCGGGTTTGTTTTGAAAAGACAATTAGCACACGCGCACAACAGCACAATAAACACACGTTTTCATAATCTTACCTGGGTCGATGGGTCTTCGCTTGAATGGGGAGGGACGGTCGCCACGAGTCGTCGTTGGATGGAGGAGAGATAATGTGTGTGCGCCTCGCTGGACGGATGAGGGAGAAGAAGGTGCGCCTTGAGTCTTCACTGGGGTGGTGGATGTCTTCTTGAGTCTTCGTCGGTATCGAGTCTTTTTGAGTCTTCACTTGGGGGGTGGATGTCTTCTTGATGTGTCTCGAGGCTTGGCTGGAACCGTCTTCGCTTGGATGGAGGAGAGGAGGTGCGCCTGGTATTCGAAATTTTCGCTACCTTGTAGCCCTACCACCTCGTAACATAGAAAAAGACATGGAAACAGGGTGTCTGCACGCTACAACAAGGAATCGTCACAGTTTTAACGAGCAGAATCGAACTATTTACCTTTATATTTGGGTTGTGCCATTCTTCATGTTCTTGCGTGCGCGCGCGGATGTTCGCCTCCCGATCCGTCCGTGCCTCCGGATCCGTCCGTGCCTCCGTCATGTACAGCGCACAGAAGGTAACGAACAATACGTATGAACGTTGATTACAAATGTCGGTTACAGTCGGTCACGGTGCGTACGTACATGGGGATGCCGGGTGTTTTGTTTTTTTTATTCTTACAAACTATTTTAAATAAAGTTTACTCTTTTTTTAGTTTTTAAACGAACGGTTTGGACGCTTATCATTTATTCATAATCACGGCGATACTTTTTACATAATGACTTCGTTGTTTCTACCAGTTCAGCCCATTGACGAAATAGCAACCGAAATAGAGACGATGGATGCTTTTTTTAATCAACATGTTTTAAAAACGACACGACGCGGGGCAATACATGCGGATGAAGCGGAGGCAGCCGTCACAGTTGAGACCGCTAATGCATCGGCGGGTGTCGAGGGCGTGAATGCCGTGGATGCCGTCGAGGGCGTGGGCACGGCCGTGAAGGTCTCGACAGTTGTAAAGAAGAAGAAGGCGGTGCCCCTGATTGTTCCGGTGACTTTAAAAACCAAGGCATTACAAAAAAGATCTGGTGTTAAAGACAGCGGCAAAGACAAAGACCGCAAAACCCAAAAACTTCGGAAAGACGCGTCGACAAGAAAAACATTAACGTCGAAAAGAGTTCGGACACCGAGAGGGGTGTTAACAATAAAATCCAAAGTGGAGGACAACTACGCGTTTATTAAAAGCATCGATGAGTTGTTATTAAACTAAGTTGTAGGCAAAGTCTTTCAAATAAAAAGCGACGTACTAAAATCTACGCGTACAATCAAATGAATACCACGCATCCTCAAACGTGCCCACACCGAGTTTGCTCCAAGGGCTTTGTCTGTATAAAATACGCGCAGCCATGCAAGACAACAGCTGACTGCAAGCCTGAATCATGCTGCGTCGTTTTAGACCTTGACATTGTCGACAGCAATATTCCAGGGAGGTTACTACCGGAAGCCTCTATTCAAACGTGCGGTGACAGCTCCAGTCTTTATTGCGGCAGTGGCGTGTGCGGACGAACCGTTCCGAACTGGGATAACTACGTTTAAATGGAACTACGTTTAAATGGAACAAACTACGTTTAAGTATTACATGTCGTGTGGTGTGGGTGTCGTGTATATTTATCGCGAGCTAGTACTACTGCTGCTTTGTTTTAGCAGAACAGGCGTTGCCCCTGGGTGAGCAGGTCTGAAGCACGTTACTGCAGCACACAGGAGGCGCCGACGTGTCCGCGTTGCAACACGTTTGGCTGGCGAAGCAGTCCACGTCCGCGAATGGAGCAGTGGCCGCACACTTCACCATGGGTTGGTTCGCCATGCACGCGTTGGATTGCGCGCCACAGTCGGATCCAGGGGAACAGCAGGCCGGCGCGCCCTCACTCTGGTTGCAGCAGCGCTGGTTGGCTTTACATATTACCGCGTCGAACAGTTGGTGCGGATCTTCGCAAATGTACGCGCACGCCTTAAGTTTGTCCATGCTCGCACAGCTGGTCGCCGAGCAATAGGCCGAGTAGATGTCGGAGGAGTTGGATAAGCAGCAGTATGGTTTCTCCGCCGGGCAGTCGCACTGCGGGTCGCGCGAGTAGTGGCCGTCAACCCATGCGCCCTTTTCGGGTGTAGCTGTATAGCACGGATTGTTTACGCAACACTTCGCTTCCAGGTCACACATGGTGGCTTCCGGGCAGTCCGTGTCCGCGTCACACACCAAACACTGCCGACAGACGCCGGTGATATCGCGGTCGCTCAACCGGTTGGTCGCGTCGCCACTCCTTTGGTTGATTTTGTTGGCATCTTTGGAGCAGTATGTTTTGATGGTGTTTGTCATCAGTACGTGCGGGTTCTTCTCCAGCAGCGCGTTTTTCTTGACATACAGTGCCCACGGACTTAATCCGGGGAGTGGTGGCTGGCTGATCCATAACGGCGTCGGCTGCAGCCCATACTTGATCATGCCGTACGAGTTATAGGCCACACAATCCTTGTTGGTGTCGCACGCCGCGCGCAACACCGTTTCGTTGTCTTGTGGGTGCATCGGGTTAAGGTCGTACCCGTACGAGTCGACCCCGGGCACTCGGTAGTACGGGTTAGTTGAGGCAATCGTCAAACAATCGGCGTCTGTCGCGCACTCCCCTTTTTCACAACACCCTTTGATGTTGCAGAACTCGTCTTTGTTGCGGCAATCCAGTTCCGACGTACACATGGCGCACACAGCACCTTCCCACGGCAATGTCGTGTACTCCCCGTTTTTTGTTTTTTGGGTTTGCATGGGGAAGTTGGACGAGAGCGCAAGCCTCATCATTTCCAAGTTTATTAAAGGTGGACAATAAAAATTAGTAGTCGCCACAATGTCGCAAAAAATGTAGCACTTGTTAGTTTCGATCCAACGACCTGTGGGTTATGGGCCCACCGCGCTTCCCCTGCGCCAAAGTGCTGTCGGCCCACGCACTTTGTGGAGTGTGGTGCTACTCGTCAAGGCACGTTTGTGGCGGCACACTATTAAAATTAAAGGCACATGACTCACCGGTAGTGACCGTACGACGCGGCCCGCTTGGCCATGCCGTTGTAGCTGGTGAAGCCATCGCTGGACTGGACGTTGCCCAGCGTGGAGCTGTTTATGCGGGGGCGAGCGGACGCGGCATCATCCTCGTCGATGTAGACCACTGTGGGATTACGCATCGCCCACAGCTCCGACGCCCTGTTGGGGATGACCTCGTACACAAGCACACTGCCTTGCTGGCGCGCCAGTCCCTGGTTCTCCAGCATCCCCACCGAAATGCCGCCCGGGTTGCCGTAACCGGCCGCAGTGCTGGGCGCAAACGGTCCGACCGCTTGCCTATAACTACCAACGTTGGAATTGGAGAGGCGGTAATCAGACACGGGGTAAACGTAAGCCATCGGAGAAAGTACTGCTATATATTTATTCTACACGAAGATATAAAAAAAACAGCAATGTCGTCTCACACGTTCACCTACACCAGCACTAGCACCGTCGGCCAAAAAACACAAAAACGCTTCCGCGTGCCGCCGCTCGACCAGACACAGCTCATTTCAACGCCGGACGCGACGGGCATCGCCGATGTGGTGGCCCTCAGTGTTATTCCTGTGAACGCGTCGCTGTGCAACACGATCGCAGTGACACCGCCGCCGTCAACATTCGACTTTCGCCAAGAGTTTGCGGATTTCCTCAGTCCCATTATCAATCAGGGCACGTGCGGCTCCTGCTGGGCCATCGCGTCCACGCAAGCCCTTTCCTCCCGGTTCGCCATCATCCGCAACCAGAAAGTCAAGCCGCTCTCGGCCGCCTACATGCTGTACTGTGCGCGCGACACCTTTTCCACGACCAAAGACGTCAGTTACGGCTGCACAGGCGGCTCGCTTGTTGACGCGTACTGGTTTTTCAATTTAAACGGAATCGTGTCAGCGGCGTGCTTGAAGTACGACGCGCTCGGCGACTGGGACCCTACAAGCGAGAGCAACACGGATTTACGGACGGGCACCGTGCGCACCAAGGAGGGCGGCGACATGACAGAGACAAGAACGCACGTGTCGTGTCCGATGCTGGAGTGCCCCACCAAGGAGGGCGGCGACGACGCGTCCGAGGAGCAGCCGTGGCTGTTCAAAACGGCCATTTCCTACATCGTAGCCGGCACGCCCTCTCAGAGCGGCGGCAGCGAGGCCAACATCCGCCAGGAGATTTGGAAGAACGGACCCGTGTCCTCCGGCTTCCAGGTGACACAAGACTTCTTCACCTACTGGAAGGGGCTGCTAGAGCAGTCGTTGGTTGGCGTCGCGCAGATCTATGTGCCCGGCAAACCTGACGACCTCAACAACCCCGTCATGGGTAATCACGCCATTCAAATTATCGGCTGGGGCGACATGCAGGGCACTCGCTTCTGGATCATCGCCAACTCGTGGGGTGCCACCACACAAGAGCTGCAAAACTACGGCAACAACGGGTACTTCATGATGCTGCGCGGCACCAACGCCGCCGCCATCGAATCCAACGTGGTGGGCGGCATGCCCAAAGTGCACCCCCAGGTCATTAGTGCACTGGGAACGCCGGCCTTTCTCAAAGATCGAGAGATGTGCAGCATCATCCGCTACGAAATCAACACCCAGACTCTCATGGCGCTGGATGCCGGCAAGTTCGTTTCGTTGCCCGATGTGCGCAGCGAGTACGAGTTCACACTGCCTCCACGCAGTGCGCTAAAGATTCCACAAATCAACGAGTTCACCACGTGCCCCGCGGACAGGCCCGCCAAGTGCATGTACACCGGCGCGTGTGTCGTCGCACAAAAGGAGTGCGGCATAATGCGCGCCACCGGCGGCAACGTGGCGACAAACACCATTGTGAACAACCAACTCGCCGGGTCGCGCGAGCTCCAGGGCAAATATTTGCAGCACCATTTGGCTCGACACGACAAGGACATGACAAGCGCCGCTCCCCTTTATTTTACGTCGTACGCATGGTGCCCCGCCAAGTCCACCACGTCTACTACGTCCACCACGTCTACTACGTCCCCCACGTCTACTACGGCGGTGGTGGTGTACGCGCTGTTGCTTTTCGTGCTGCTGGTACTGGTGGGTGTCATGGCCATAGTTATTATTAACAATAAAAAAACACAAAGAGGGGCGGCGCAAAAATAGTCACGGGGACATTCATTATATATTATACCAATTTCCGCACACATGTTTGCATTCATCAACTTTCAAGCCAGTTGTTATATTGATGCAGTGCTCGTGGCGCTGTTTCTGCCGTCGTACAACAACTACTTTACCACCATGTTGTTTGGACCATTGTCCACCAACACTAGTCTAACTCGAGCGCTGTTCAACGAGATGGAGCATTTTAAAATCGCAAGAAGGGGGTGGAAGTGCCAGGCGTTTCGACGCGAGCTCATGTTGTCGGCCGCAGAGTTCTCCAACCATTCGCCCCATTCTGCAGTGGACTTTGTGCGACACCTCTTTGCAAGTTGTGCCATCCGCGACACGCTCACCACCTTCCAGACCAGTACAACGCTCATGAAGCGCCGCGAGGAAACCGTGGACATCAAAGACGATTTGAAACAGCTCGTCAATGTGTGGATGGTGACACCCATAAGTCACAAATGGAACCACGCGAACGCGGACACGTTGACCAGCGCAGAAGATGTTGGCGAGCGCACCATGTTTATGCGCGACGCGACGCAGACCTCTTTCTTGCTGCAAAATATTCACGGTGACAGGCGGCGCATCAACCCGCCGGAGACGAGCTCCATCTTCCTGTGCCAGCTGTCCGCGGACGACGACGACGTCACGAAACGCGTGCTCATATCGCGCCAGTTGTTGCCGCACCTGGAGAGTACGGGCGACGATTATGAGGGCGAGGTGCTCGTGAAGATTAATGCCACGCGTCTACTGTCGTGCCCCGTGCTAATCATTGAAGTGGCTCGGCTGGTAACCTTTTTCGATGCCCGCACGCGGCGCACGGTGCGGCAAAAACAAAACGCCACTGTTGACTACGGCGTGTTTGACTTTGTGCTGCGCGAGTGGGTGCTAAACATTTTCGGCAAATATTATCGCTTAGTAGCCGTTGTGTGCCACCTGGGCGCCAACACCAGCAACGGCCATTACGTCACTTTCGCGGAGAACAGCGAGTCGCAGTGGTATTTTCATGACGACATGACTCCCGGCGGAAAGCTGCTGCCCATGGACGCCGAGTCGCTGGAATCGTCGACCACGCTGCCGCATCCAGGCACCACCGGAGAATTGTTTTTTTATGTCCCGTGCCATGTATGAGCTCCACATTCTACAGTCCCACATACAACTAGTTCAAACATTTGAAAACATTCCAATTTATTCTAAAACAATAAACCAAACATGAGCAGTGCTTTGACCTTGCGTAATAGTGTTAGCGAGAACGGTACTACACCCACCGACCACGATGCGCCACCGTCCAGTGCGTGCAAAAGTTACGTTTATGTGTGGGAGCATAACAACCAGTACATCGCGGCGCATGTGGTGAACCACGCGCTGCCCATGCAAACCACAGCGTTTAAAGCCATCAGCATTTTGCTGAAGATGGTTATCATAAACTCCCTGGATTGTAGCGGTACGGCAGTGGATGAAGTTTCGCAGGTACAGGAAATCGAGCGCGAAAATGTCAAAAATGTTATACTGCTGCATTATGTGCCGCATCACCGCGTGCTGGACTTGACGCTGCTGGACACGAGCGTCGCAGCTGAAGAAAATACGCCGGCGCTGGCAGCACTAAATGAAAGTGCGCAAAACAACGGCATCCACCCGTTCCTCGCCGAGATGAACGAGACAGTCAACGCCCAGGGACTTAATGGAAAAATGTGTATTGAATTACGCTACGACAACGTGTCGGACATTGCGGACAACACGTTCTCCTATGTCTTGGACGCCAAACAGCCGCTGTCCCCCACGCCGGAACTGCAACTGTTTCTCGACTTTGTGAAAAACAATAAACAACGCTAATTCAATCTATCTAAGTTCATTCATACCAAGAGACGCTCATCCACTCGCCTATATAAATCCTGCATTTCGCTATCCATCGCGTACTCGTCGTACACGTCCATCGCCGCCTGATCGCGCGCCGCGGTTGCGTCGTCTGCATTATCCCTGGTACTGCACTGCACAAACGCGGATGTGAGTTGGTCGCTGCTGTCCAAAAACTTGGCTCTCGCGAGTTCAAAGGAGAAGGTGCTCATGACAGCCGCATTGGATGCGATGGCGGGCTCCGATTGTAGCACATTTTCAATGCAGCGATGCTCCCGCATTTTCTTGAGTGCGTTTACAGGTCCAATCTTCGGTAGCGACGTGTTAAAGTCGGTTCCGCACAGTATGCTAAAGTCCACAAACTCCACGTACGACAACTGCAGCGCCTCCAGAATGGCGCTCAACTTTAATTCCAACAGGGGGTAACTACTGGAGCCCAGGTTGCGCAGTAGCACGGGAGCGCCACAAACCAGTGTGTCGTAGTCTTCACTAACTACAACATCTACCGACCCCTGCACCGCCAACCACGCACACGCTTTCTCCGCTTCTCCCGTCGCTTCGTAAAAGGGTATCGAGTGTGCAGCCAGTATTGCCTTCAAATTCACCGAGTGTATGGGCTTCACCACGGTCACGGCGGTGCGCAGCCGATGGATCTCCTGCTCCGTCTCGCGCACACACGCTAGCAGTTCGGACGCCGACGCCACTTGCAGTTCGGACGCCGACGCCACTTGCAGTTCGGACGCCGACGCCACTTGCAGTTCGGACGCCGACGCCACTTGCAGTTCGGACGCCGACGCCACTTGCGCGACGGATTTCGCCAGCGACTCTGTCAGCACGCTTATTTTGTTCTCGCGCAACTCGGTTGCACGTGTCGTCTGCACGCGGCGTTTGGCGCGCTCGCGCTCCTTGCCCACATGCTCACCCGCGCCGTCGAATATGTACACGCATCTTATGCCGTAACGTTGCAGCATGCGGTATTGACAAACGAACTTGTCCAGAAAGTTGTAGTCGTCGTCCAGCTCTTTGCAGTACGAGAATTTGTACAGGAAAATGGACACGTCAATGGCAAACCGTTTTCCGGCGTAGTCGCTTAATGTGCAGCTGGTGTTGAACAACTCGGGGTGTTTGTCTCGTAGCAGTTTGGACAACCCCTTGACTCCCATGCTTGCGTGCGTGCTTTTAATTGTTATATACAAAACGCAGCATCAGCAACAAACATACACGTGTGTATGAATCACAAAAATTTTGTGTATGAATCACAAAAATTTTTAGTATGTCTTCAAGCTTGACGAATGCGCGATTCGTTCCAGCCGGTTCAATGTGGGGTTGATAATGAGCACGCGGAAACTAAGCCACGACAGCATTCGATACAAGTAAAAGACGTACACGAAAAACTGGATTGCTGTTAGAAAGGCGTAGAAGCGTTGTTGCATCAACACCTCACAGTGGTAGGTGTTGAGTATCCAGAACTGTGATGATGTGCCCGGTGATATTTTTGCGCACATGTCTTCCATCGCAATGCCCTCCCAGAACCCCAAACCGTGAAAGGCGGGCCCTTTGAAGTACAGCACATTAAGCGGCTGCACGATCAACAACGCATGGGTTTTATACACTACATTTTCGAAAACTAAAAGCGCTCTATGCAAAAAATCGTACATATGCAAATGGACGGCAACAACTACCTGCGGCAACGAAACGACCCACGCAAACATTATTACTTACCTCTGGAATCCTTTATTGTATTACTCAGAAAAAAAAATATACCATCCATTAGTTAACACCTGGTTTTATTGACTAGACTGATATCAGGAAACACTATGCGGCATGACAGATGATGGCACAGTGGCAGTGGTGGCGGCAGTTGGGGTAATGGCGGTTGACGGGTTGAACACCACTTTGATGTTTGTCGGGTAAATAAAGACAGACTCGCGAGGGGCGCGTGACAGCTGCCGCCGTTTCTTCTTTTTAGTAATAGACGAGGGCGGCCCCTTGACGTAAACGCCGCCAGGAAGCCCGCCAGGACACGGCTCCAGCGGCAGTTTGGTAGATGTCGCTTGGTCTTTCTCGATGCTTTTGATGTTGAACTGCGCGTAGTCCAGCACGCCGTAACGCGACGCCCAGAAAAAGAAATTAAGCTGCCCCACCGTTGACTCATACATCACAGCGTTTTTGGTTGCGCAGTGCTCCATGGGTGTGGTCGTCGTCGGCTTGTCCATGTGGAAGTAGATGCGTTTACCTCGCCTGAACGGGTCAAAGTTCTTCCGCTTATGGTTCCACAACCAGCTTTTGTATGACCGGTAGATGTTCACAATCACTTCCGGACAGTTCGGCGGCTTGATGTTGTAAATGACTGGAAACTTTTTGGCGTAGTTCGTTACCAACCAGTCCAGCGCGCGCAACGACAGACCGCCGTCTTTCGTAATGATCGGCAACAACACGGTGCGCAGCTTCTCCACCGAAAAATAGTCCTGGATTTTCTCCAACGTGTAAATCTTCTTCTTGCACAAGTAGCCCTCCCACGAAAACCGACCCACGCTGTTCATGCTCGCAAAACTATGATGCGCGCACACAACCCTAGTGCAAACAAAATAAAATTTGCATTAAACTTTTTATTATTAATACGCATTAGTCAATGCAACTTTCATGGTAAATCCACCTCCTTCCTTCCGCATTAAAAAAATCGCGCACCCAAATGATGTCCGCCGAGCAGAGTCGCGTCGCCGAACATATTGCAGCAGGACTAAACGTGTTCCTCACGGGCGGCGGCGGCGTCGGCAAGTCTTTCATCATAAACTCCGTGGTAGCCAGCGAGCGGGACAAGGGGCGAGTGGTCGCGGTGTGTGCCTCGACGGGAGCCGCGGCTGACCACATCGGCGGCACTACGCTGCACTCGTTCCTGGGCCTCGGACTTGCGACGGATCCACTCCCGCAACTCATTGCAAGCCTTTCCCTCAAAATAAGACAGCGGTGGCAGCGCACCGACTTTCTCGTCATCGACGAAATCTCCATGGTGGATCCCGTCTTCTTCGACAAGGTCGACGGCGTCGCGCGCTTCATCCGGCGCCAACCCAGCGCGCCCTTTGGCGGCATACAGCTCCTCCTCTCCGGCGACTTCTTCCAACTACCACCCGTCATCGCGCCACCAGCAGGCGCCGAGGGACACGGGCGCAAGCGTGCCGCCAACACCAACGAGCCGCAGCCCGACACGCTTCTCTTCTGTTTCCAAACACGCGCGTGGACCGAGGCCGTGCAGCAGACGGTGGATCTAAAGTACTCGTTCCGACAGGCAGGCGACACGGCTTACTACGAGTTGCTGACGCGCGCACGGGTGGGAGAGTGCACCGTGGACGACATCGACTTGCTTGTAGGCCAAATCAACGCGGACCTGTCCGAGGCGGCGCGCAACGGAATCCAACCCACGCGAATGCACGCGCGCCGCACCAACGTCGATCTCATAAACGTTGAAAAACTCAAGGAACTCGGCGACGCAGAGGGGCACGTCTACACCGGCCACTTCAGCTACACCGTGCAAGCCAAACGAGGGCGCGAAGAGGACATCGCGCTTAGCTCCATTGACGGACCGTCGATCGCGCTTAGCTCCACGACACGCCAGGCCAAGGTGACGCAACTGCAACAAAAAGTGGCAGCCATGCAGGCGTACAACAACACACCCACCAAAATAGAGGTCGAGCTGCGCGTCGGGGCCCAAGTCATGCTGCTCTGCAACCTGGACGTCGCCAACGGTCTGGTCAACGGCTCACGCGGTGTCATCTGCGGCTTCTCCTCCGCCACCTCGGGCACGGCGCCGCCGCAACCCATTGTCAAGTTCGCGCGCGGCGACGCCGAACTGGTCATCCAGAGTTACTCATGGGAGTACAAACAGGACAACATTGGCTCTGTGTTCTTCAACCAGATACCGCTGCAACTCGCGTGGGCGATCACCATCCACAAGGCGCAGGGGCTGAGCCTCGACTGCGTGGAAATGGCGCTGGACAAATCGGTGTTCGAGCGCGGACAGGCGTACGTGGCACTGTCGCGCGTACGCTCGCTCGCGGGACTGCGGCTGCTCAGTTTTAAACCCGCGGTGATCGTCGCCCACCCGCTGGTGATACAGTTTTACAATTCCATTTCATCTTGATGCACTCAAATATATCCGTTGCATTGTAATACAAATTTGTTCAAACACTACTTTAAAAAAAGACCCTGTACAAGTATATATTATATATGCTGTCATACCGATCGCACTACGCTCAGGGAGAAATGGGTATACAAAACAGCAACCGGTTTGAAGTGCTGACTAGCACGGACTCGTCTGACGAGGAACATCAACACGACCACGCGCCGCCGGCATGGAGAGCGCCACCGCGCACGCGCCCTGCTGTCAAACCGTTAAAAAAGGCAAAACCACCCTGCACCATACAACAAACCTACCAGTTGATAATGGGCAGCGAACCCATTACTAACGCGCTCAGTGTAGCGGGCACGTACAGCTACACGGCCAACAACGTCTGGGGGGAGCCGCTCATTAACGAGAGCAACCACATGCAGCGCTCCGTCTCTTTTTTCGGACGCTGCTTCCAGTGCCAGTACATGTCGCACTCGCAAAAGTACTGCCCGCTGCAGCTGTGCACCAAGTGCGGAAAGTTCGGCCACTCGGACAACGTATGCGTCTAGCGCATGTAGCGCATCTACCGCGTGTTAAGTTCATAATCATAATATCCACTACTACGTTCATCGCTATCACTACTACTTTCATATCCTGCTACACGCTGCCTTTTCAGGGTTGTGGCCATGAAAGGCGGCGCCAACGACTCTTCGCTGCACCGCAACCCCTTTGTTTGTTCACAATAAGATCTTACTATGATTTTAACGTCGGCTGCAGTGAGGCTCGTTTTTGCGGGATTCTGTATTTTTAAAATGCCTAGTCTGGCTCCAGCTATTCCAGCCAGGTTTTCCATGTCACCCGCACTGTTTTTGAACAGCGTGTTCATGTTGTCTCTAACAGTGTCGGCCATGTACGCTGCAGCGGCGTCATCTAAGGCGTTGCTGATGCCGTACTGTTCACGTAAAAAATAACAGAGGAGCTGCACCAGTTCTTCGGGGGTGAAGCTTGCAAGCGCGATTTGATAAGGGAACCGACGCGGCATGCCCTCATTGATTTTCATAAAAGTGTCGTGCATGGCATCATGGTAACCGGCCGCTATCACGCAAATCGTCCCCTTCGTTTTATCCAGAAAATTTACCAGCTCTCCAATAACCTCCGACGAGTACGGGTCCCACCCCTTTTGATTGTCCCGCTGGGCGACCATATACGCTTCGTCGATAAAAAGCACGTTCTCAATGTTGGAAATCAGCCGAGCCTTGGTGCGAGGACCCGACTGGCCGATATACTGTCCGACCAGATCCGGACGGGACACCACATCAATACTTTTCCGGGCGAGCAACAACCCACACGCTTTCAAAATGTTACCAATTATCTTTGCGAACCGCGTTTTACCCGCTCCCGCCGGACCTGTGAGCATCACGTTCAAGTGTGACTTCATCAACACCGCCGGCGATTTCGCCACCGTGTAAATGATCGTTCCGATATAATCATTCAGTTTGTACCTCGAGGCGTCCAGCTCGTGACCCTGTTGCTGAACTGCAGCCGCGTCTACTACTTCCGCGTCTACTACTTCTGGCTCGTTACAGGCTTTGAGTGTGTTTACTTCTCTTAATTCTCTAATCAGTTTCGCTCTGTTTTTTATCCAAAGTGTATCCAGTCTGTCATCACCGAGGACGTTTACAGAGGCAGAACCGAGCTGCATTGACGGGACGGTAGACAAATAATAAAGAGCACCAATATCACTTGGGGTAAAATCATCCACATCTAAAAGTAGTTGTCGCCCGAATTCAACAGCCCTGTCACTAATGCTTTTTTTTGTCGCACCTCTTCTAGCTACGTCCCGGGGTTCCAAGTCTTGCGGATTGATGCCGTCAGCACGTCTTACTGTCTCTAACCTGGCATCAGCTTCACGGAACTTTGTTGTCAAGTCGTCATGCTGGCGAGTAGCGATTTCTAACGCCGAATCTGTGGTTTTTTCCCGGTCCACTAATACTTTTAACTGTGGATAGGATGCCGCCTGTACTTTTTTAATTGCTTTAGACCGACGGAACTGATCCAGGGCGGTTGTTATACCGGCTTTGTCGGCTGCGCTGGCGGCTTCAATCTCATTGGTTATTTCCGCCCCCACCTCCTGCTTCAACCTTTCCAGACGAGCCACCTCCGCAAGAGCCGTAGGAAGCTGTGCCTCTAAACTTGCTTTGGTGTCCTGTGCACCTTGCAAGTTTGTTTTCCGGTCCGATACGTATTCCTTGAATAACGAGTATACGGCGTTGAGCTGTTCCATTTTTTCGAAATACTGCGGGAAGTTTTCTTGTTGGTTGGCGTACGTCATCTCAAATGTTATGAACCGAGGATCCGTTGCTTTCGCCGGTTTTTGTTGTGCCTCCAACCGTGATAGCGACGCGTTCATCTCACGCGCAAGTGTTACGATGCTAAGGATCATTTCCAGTGCATCTTCTTTAATTTTTTTCACTTTTTCGCGAACAATAAACCGGAACGAAAGTTGTAACTGTCGCGACAAGCTCCCGTTGCCTTCAAGATCGCGAAGTATGGCCGGGATAGGATTGTTCGGGAAGTTCCGTAAAGATAAACCTTCATCGCGGTCCACTTTCTCGTTCCACGGACGGCTATTTATGACGGCACCGCCCTTAAACTTACCACCGCCCTTAAACTTACCACCGCCCTTAAACTTACCACCACCAGTTGCCTTTGGTTTCGCTTGTTTAGCACCCATTTGGTACGTCTGCTGTTTTTATGTATATACTCAATATAATATTTTTACCATCGCGATGCAACCACGAGGAGGGGGGCGCGCGCGGTTGAATAAAGACATTACAACTTTTAAATATACCCCGGTGACATTATATAGAAGATGCAAACACAAAACGTGTTCGACACTATACAAGCGAGAACCGGCGTCGCACTATTCCCGCACCAGCTCAACGCCATCCAGTGGATGCAGCGCACCGAGGGACGTACCCGAATGGTGCCCGAACAGCCGCACGGCGGCATCCTCGCGCACGCCATGGGCCTGGGCAAAACCATCACGACGCTCAGCATGATCTCCATGCAGGGGCTCGGAGTCACCATCATCGTGTGCCCCAAGTCTGTCATCACCCAGTGGCGCGACGAAGCCGTCCGCATTCTCAACCTCGACGACGACCAAATCCTGCTCTACCACGGGAACACGCGCGACACCAGCTTCAGCAAACTGCCCAAGCCCGCCTCCTACCTGGTGCTCACCACCTTCGAAATCGTACGCCTAAGCATGCGGTCGCGCCACCCCGTCGGCATTCTGCACCGGCAGCAGTGGGACCGCATCATCCTGGACGAGGCGCACCGCATCTGCGAACAAAGCTCCAAAACAGCGCGCGCCATACGCATGCTGCGCGCACGCAACCGGTGGTGCATCACCGGCACGCCCTTCAAAAACGGAGTCACCGACCTGGTGGCGCTCTCCAAGTTCCTGCTCGTGCCGCCGTACTGCAACTCCACGTGGTGGCGCTGCCACAGCCACAACGAGCACAAGATCAGGGAGTGGCGAAACATGTTCGTCAATCTGCAAGACAAACGCGTGCTGTCCCTTCCCAGCATTGTGCACCACGTCCGCTTTGTCGGCGCCCAGGTCAACGAGGAACAACTGGTCGCGCACCTCAAGACCCTGTACACCAAACACGCCGCCGCGCCCGCCAAAAAAACACTCGTCGACAGCGAGAGAGCACTCATCGACACCGAGCTGCTCGCCGAGATTTGCAGTGCGCGCTTGCCCGGGTCCAGACAAGAGTATGAATTGCTCAAAATCATGCGTCTGCGTCAATCCGCCAACCACCCGCTGCTGCTCACCAACAACGCCAACGCCATGATACATCTGCTCGCCCAACAACTCGTGCCCACCGGCGGCACCATCTGCAACGCGTGCAATACCGCCGCGCCTGGTGCTAGGGGTGCGCTTCGTAGTGGAGGGAGCAAGAACAACAGTGACACGGACGATGACGCGACCCGACAATGTGCACACGTGCTGTGCCATCTCTGCGCCACGGACATGATCCTTTGCCCGTGCTGTCTGGCCAACATGCTCCCCGCGACACGAAACGCCGAGGGACTCGTGTGGAGACACAGCGCCAAGACACGCGTGCTCGCCGACTACCTCACCGCCGTGTTCGACGCCGATCCAGCCGCAAAACTCGTGCTGTTCTCGCAGTGGACGACGTGTCTGGACATGCTCGCCAGCCTGCTGGACTTTATGCGCATCCAGTACGGACGCTTCGACGGCCGCGTCAACAGCATCGACGAGCGAGCCGACATTATCAACACCTTCAGGGAGAACAGCGCGTGCCAGGTGCTACTCACGTCTCTCGGCGCCGGAGGGGAGGGGCTAAACCTCACCTTCGCCAACCACGTCGTCCTGCTCGAGCCCTACTGGAACCTCGCCGCGGAGCAACAGGCCATCGACCGGCTGCACCGCATCGGCCAAAAGAGAGTCACCAATGTGCTGCGTCTGCACGTGCACGGCTCCATCGAGAACTGGGTGCAAGAAATCCAAAACAAGAAAAACAAAGAACACATTCGACTGCTCTCGAGAGACGAACCCGACGCGGCGGCGCCCATCACCGCCTCGCCCGCCAAAAAAATCAAGCTGCATCACGCCCCCCAGGTCAAAAACAGGTTCCGCATCGATGCGCACACCGAGATCAACACCAACACGTCCAGCGCCGCACCACCACCACTTGGTCTATCGCGCTTCCTCTTACACTCCGACTCCACAACATAACACTTAGTCAGTACTTTTCTTAGCTAGCAATTAGGTGACACACACCCCACACACACCCGTAGTAATGAAATAAATTTAGTTTTTAAATATTAGCACCAGCAACTACTACTTTTTGTTTTTTAATGCGGTGTTTGGTCGGCCGCGCCGTGGAGCTGGTTGCAGCAACGGTGGCGCTGTACCGCTTGGTTTTCTTCGCGCGAAACGCCACCAGCTCCCGCTCCAGCGCGTCCAGATCCGCACACCACAAGTCCGCGGCCGACTGCGCCTGCAGCTGGACCAGTCGCTCCTCCAGGCCCCGGATGTCCTCCCGCAGCGTTGCCACCCGGGCGTGCGTCAACGACCGAAGTGTCATGTTCATCAAATACCCAAAATCAGGCGCCCGAGGATGGTCCGCGCTGGCGAGAAGCGTGTCGTAGCTCTTGGAAACAAGTTCGCTCTTCAGCGCGTCTTCGTCGCGGAACAAGTGGATGCAAATGGTGCCCGCGATCACCTCCGACACGAACCGCAGCTTGTTGCACTGCACCTTCTTTTCCGCCTCCAGCTTCACCAACATGTTTTGCTTGCGCCGCCCGTACAGTGCCAGTCGAAACGTCGCGTGCTCGCGAACGATTTCGCCCACCGACTCGTAGTGCCGCAGCTTGCCGTCCTCGTCGTGCAAGTGCATGTTGCTCGTACGGATCTCGTTCTGCATGCCCAGCACCGACCACAGCGCAGACGCCGCCAGCCCTTCGCCCATCAGTGCAGACACCTTCTCCTTGTCACAGTGCAGCACCATATCCACCGTCGAGTCCGTCCACAGCTTCTCGATCGACGTCACGATACCCGCACCTGACGAATTCGTCCTCTTGCGCTTCTTCTCCTCTTTATCTTTCCCACTACTGCCACTGCCACTGCCACCACTACGCGCCGCGTTGATAAACTTCTCCAAATCCTCCACAAAAGAGTGCGTCCACACCCCCACCGGCAACTCCGTGATGTGGATGCGGGAACAGTCCTCCGACACAGTCATGCATCCGCGCGTGCGATAAACGCCCTTGGCCTCTATAAACTCAATGGTGCCGCGGAAGCCACAGTACCACGGCGTCAGCGCCGCCGCACCCGCCAGCACGCCCGCGTCGTCCCCCGCAGCAAACAGGCGACACAGACGAATCAGGTCGTCGGGGTTGTACATCGGCACCGACGTAGCCCAGCCCGTGCCGATGCCGAACGCGCCGTTCACCAGCGCCATGGGAATCACCGGCGCAAACACAACCGGCTCGATCGACAAACCCTCGTCTTCCTTGTACACCAACACGTCGTCGTCCAACTTCGGAAACAGCGCGCGCGTCACGCTGTCCAGCCCCGTAAAAATGTAGCGGGCGGCGCTGTGCACCGACGGCGGATCCAGACGGGAACCGAACTGCCCCTCGGGCCGAAACAGGTTGATGTTGCTGACGCCCACGTGGTCCTGCGCCATCCCAATCACCGCCTCCACCAGCGACTGCTCGCCGTGGTGGTACATGGTGCACGACGCAATCTGCGCCGCCACCTGCGCCACCTTCACGTCCGACGTCACGTTTTTCGACAACAGCGTGAACAGCGCCTTGCGCTGCACCGGCTTCAGCCCGTCCAGCACGTTGGGGATGTTGCGCTCGTTGCTGTAGTTCGAGTACGGCAACACCTCCTTGTGGATAAAGTCGTGCAGCGTCACCGACGGCGCCGTGTAGTCCACGTAGCTCGCCGGATTGAAGTGCGTCGTCAGCAGCGCGCGCCTCGCCGCAGCATTGTCCGTCTGGAACATCTGCACCATCAGCGCGTCGCTCGCCGCGTTCCACACAATGTCCACCAAGTGCTCCTTGTACGCCGAGAAGTACTCACGCGCCAGCGCCGACGTGGACGTGCCCAGCCCCTTGAAGTACTTGACCGTGTACGTCGCCTGCACGCTCGGCTCCACGCTGCGCCACCACTCCTCGTAGTGCGCGCTCGCGTAGAAACAGCGCACCGCGGTTTTACTCGTCGCACGCACAAGCGGCGTCGGGAAACGCTGCACATACGACGGGTCCACCGCCAGGATCGACGGGAACAGCGCGTGGATCACGTTGATGATCAGGCCGCCAATGTGTGCCCCGTCCGGGTCCTGGTCCGAAAAAATAACCAACTTTTTGTAGCTCAATCCGTCCAGAGACGTGTACACCTTGTGCAGCGTCAGCCCCAAGATGTTGATCAGCGTCGTCACCTCCTTGTTCTTCGAGATGGACTCCACTGTGGCGTTGCGCACGTTGAGCGGCTTGCCCTTGAGCGCGAAGATGCCAAAGTTCGCGCGCCCCACCACCGCCAGCCCAGCCACCGCCAACGCGCGCGCCGAGTCCCCCTCCGTCACCAACAGGCTGCAACGCGACCCCGACTTGCTCACATTCGTCGCCGCGTCGTACTTGTCCGCGATCACCACGCGACGAGCCCCCGACGTCTTCGGCTGCGACCCCATCAACCGCCGCGCCGCCGCCAACTCCTTATCCACCACTTCCTCGTGAATGCGGTTCAGAACGCCCGTCGCCGCCAGCTGCTTCATAAACGCCACCGACGGCTGCCACTTGAAATCAAAACGCGACGCCGGTGTCGTCAACTTCTCCTTCGTCTGCGAAGAGAACTCGGGCGAGTCCACCAGGAGTTTCACCACCAGAAACACGTGCCGACGCACCACAGACACCGCGAGCGTAAAGTCCGCCTTTTTCAACCGCGTCCGCATGCACTCCTCCACGGCTGTGGTGATGCGCGCAAACCCCAAGTTCACGTGCGTCCCCTGCGAACACTGCAGCGAGTTCACAAACCCCAGGCAGTTGTCCTCGGAACATGCATCAGACGCCGCAACCGCGCAGATCTCCCACGAGTTCACGTTATGCGCCTCGTTCTTCACCACATCCAGCGCAACCGCCGGAAACGCTGCCGGCGCGAACACGCCCGCAAAGTCTCTCAGCGTCTTCACCTCCAACACCTTGCCGTTAAGACTCAGTGTAACGCGCCGCGCCGTGCACGCGCTCGCATCGATCGTCGTCGCCTCCAGCATCGTCCGCACGTCGGCGCTCATGCCATCGCCTCCACCCAGCCGCGCAAAGTCCAGCAAGAACGACACATCCGTAAACCCCTTTTTGGTCTTGAGCGGACGAACAACGGGCTCCGACGCGTGCGCCATGTTCGTGTCGAACGTCTGCGTAAACGTCAACGCCGCGCGCGGATCCGCCGTCGACACCGTGAACACCGAACTGAACACGTTGGTCGCCTTGCACCCGTAGCCGTTGCGCCCCGCTGTCCACCGAACACCGTCATCCGCAAAGTTCGTGCCGCTGCGGAAATGGGAGAAGGCAATGGTGGGCTTCCACGCCGCCCGCCCCTCGTCGAACACCACTGGCACGCCCTGGCCGTCGTTGCGAATGCGGATCCACCCCGGGCCGCCGGCTTCCGCGCAATCAATCCACACCTCAATTTTCTTCATCTTTTCGTCGCGGAACTGTCTGTCCAGCGCATTGGTGAGAATCTCCTGGAACAAGTTCTTTAGAGCGGGAGCGTACACCAGCGTCCGCTTCACCACCGTGTACTGCGCCACTAAAGACTGCGGGGAGGGCGCCGCGGATAGCGCTTTCGCAACGCCTTCCTCTTCTTCCCCCGCGCCCCGAACATACGGAACATTCAGAGCATGCTGAACATATACATGGCACACATGTTCGGCGTTCTTCGTGCTCCCACACAGCGTGTCCGGACGCAGCAGCAGGTGTTCACGATCTTCCAACGACACGATTTCTCCTTCTTCCGTTGAGAGCATGGTAATGTTATGTTTATGTTATGAGCCACAAACAAGTCCACAAAACAAAAAGGTTACAAAAAAGGTTTTACTTTATTGTTTTTACGGAAATATCTTTTCAACTTTTGCGAAAAAGGCGCGCACATGACTTTAGTTAATTCTATTTAATTCTACACGACTTTATTTGTGGGCGAGCAACCATGTATGCGCAATCACGCCGACTGTTCACCATGCGCCAGACACTGACGAAAATGCTGGGCGTTCGCGGCTACACTGTACCGAGCGACGTGGCAACAATGACGCCCAGCGCTTTTGACAGCATGTATGCGCAAAGCAAGGGCGCCGAGCACGACAACGACGACGTGTCGCAACTGGCGTTTTTCGCGGAGCACCCTGTCACAGGCAACAAGCTCGTGGTGCTGTTTCCCAACGACACGGACAGAAGCAATCTCGGCATCGCCCCTATTCGCAACTTTATTACCGTGATGCAGAAATACCACTGCTCCCATTGCATTTTGGTGGTGTACGAGAGCTTGACGGCGCCCGCCATTGTGATGCTAAAGGATTTGGAGACCAAGAAAGTGTTCATCTCTTTTTTCGCGGAAAATGAACTCATGTACAACATCTACGACCACGTTCGTGTGCCACGCCACATCCTCCTCACGCCAACGGAAAAGACCGAGTTGCTCAAAAGCCTCAACGCCTCCGAAGATCTCCTCCCCAAACTACAGAAACACGACCCCATGGCGCGGTACCTCGGACTGGTCGTTGGCGACGTCGTAAAGATACTACGCTACTCGTTCACCGTAGGACACGACGTGTACTACAGAATAGTTGTAGACTCGGAAGATTTCTATTGACCACTCACTCTCTAAACCGCCCCATATAACACCACTGAAAAATCTACGAGTAGTAATAAATGAATATTGGAAATAAGAGTACAACTCATAGCCCGCCACTTCTGTCGCTAAATGCAAATAAACCGAGGGCGGCACAAGACTGGAACCCGCAACACGAAAAACTGTTGAAACAGTGGGGAGAAATGGCGGCGGCGAACAGGTGGATGCATTATCGGACGCATCTCCGGTATGTTTCGCTCAAGATGTGGTTCACGCTGCCCGTCATCATACTATCCTCGTTGACGGGAACCATGAACTTTGCACAGAGCAGCTTCCCGCTCGAATATCAAACGATGATTCCAATACTGATTGGCATTGTGAATCTGTTAATGGGGATTATTACCACCATCGGGTCTTTTTTGCGTGTGTCCGAGCTGGCCGAGGGTAACCGAGTGGCAGCCTTGTCGTACGGCAAGCTGACCAGCAATATACGCGTGGAGATGCTGCTGCCACCGGACTGTAGAACAATGAGCGGCTTCGACTTTATTGCCCTTTGTCGCGCCGAAATGGACCGGCTCACCGAGCAGACCCCCGACATTCATCCACAAGTTGAGATTCAGTTCTTGAAAGTGTTCAAAGACGTTCTAGTCAAAGGCGATTCGGAGTTCTACACACCCGACATTATACAGCTACGTTCCGTGGAAATCTTCACACGCCGAAAAGTTGTCACCGACACTTCCAGTAACGAAAGTGACCATCATCACCCACACAAACAAAAACATGCATCTCGTCAATGGAAACCCGACACTATTGTCGTCGCATCCGTTGACGATAAGACGCATCCAACGATTACAGATTCGACACAAGTTGAATTAAATGAACTCCGAAAAAAACGCGTTGTTGCATCCAGTGTGTTTGCACATCAAGAATCACTCTTTTTCCCATCTCAATTTGGAGGACTGTCACCACCGCCGCAACTATTAGCACCGTTGCAACAATCACCACCGCAACTATTAGCACCACAACAATTACCATCATTGCAACAATCACCGCCCCAACAATCACAACCGCAACTATTAGCATCGCAACAATCAGCACCGTTGCAACAATCAGCACCGTTGCAACAATCACCTCCGCAACAATCAGCACCACCGCAACAATCATCGCCGCAACAATCATCGTCGCAACAATCAGCACCACCGCAACAATCATCGTCGCAACAATCAGCATCGCAACAATCAGCATCGCAACAATCAGCATCGCAACAATCAGCATCGCAACAATCAGCATCGCAACAATCATCGTCGCAACAATCAGCACCACCGCAACAATCATCGTCGCAACAATCAGCATCGCAACAATCAGCATCGCAACAATCAGCATCGCAACAATCAGCATCGCAACAATCAGCATCGCAACAATCATCGTCGCAACAATCAGCACCACCGCAACAATCATCGTCGCAACAATCAGCACCACCGCAACAATCATCGCCGCAACAATCAGCACCGCCGCAACAATCAGCACCGCCGCAACAATGAGCACCGCCGCAACAATGAGCACCGCCGCAACAATGAGCACCGCATCTATTAGCGCCGCAACAATCGGTGCAACAATCAGCACCGTTGCAACAATCACCGCCGCAACCATGACCACCGCATCTATTAGCGCCGCCACAATCGGTGCAACAAATACCATTAATCTTCGAATCACGGGTAAATTTAAGTTTATTATAATGTTTATTTTATTTGACAATAGAATACACGCTTAATATCTGTAATTTTCCAAACAGTGTTTGTGTTGTTGAATCATACAAAGAAACAAGCGTTGTAGCGTTAAACGGTTGCAGCGGTGGAGGTTCGCATTCTAACAAAAAAGGACTAGATGTAAAATGTGTTACGCGTGCTTGCACAAACTGCTCTGAGACAGGACACATGTAGATGATACTATTTCCTTGTACAATTACACCTTCCTTTAACACAGGAGTGTTCGCAATCCCTTCTTTTAACACAGGAGTGTTCGCTCTTGGTGTGATATCTTCGTGACCGGTCGTCGTCTCAATCTCCATTACCAAGGCGTCTTCGACGATTCCCACCGTGGAGTCCAACAAATCCAAAGGTGGAAACTCCTCATCAAAAAAGTTATAGTTCAAATTATAGTCGTAATCCAGTATGTCCGCATCTTGCGCCTTTTCCGCACACTGAGGCACACCGTTTTCTATGCCTTCCGCTGCATCCGCATAGTTAAAGGGCTGGTGAATCTGTAGATGAACGCGTCGGAATGATGGTATTCTGCGCCTAAAGTCATGTGTGGACGACGAACACGTATCACGATACAAGCTGACAGCCAGTGGTGCCTCCGCCTCGCTACTCCCGCAGCCCGCCGTAAACGCGCACGACACAAAAAAAACCTTTGCACGAAAAAAGGCCAAAGACGACTCACACACGGGCATCTCCAGAGTCCATGCGGCTCTCACTGGGTCGAATAGCGGAGTAAACGAACAAATCATGGTATCAACGTTGGGCGTCAAGTTGGCGGGTATGTGTCTGCTGTGGTTAGCGAGTGTTTGGAACCATTCTGAAATGGCGTGCAAATACGAAAATACGACACTCGTAGTTGTTGACGCCTTAGGTGTGAACGTTATGCATGCTACTGACACACTCGTAAAAGTATATAACTCAACGGGCTGGTAGACATCACACAACCCGTCCATGAAGCACGTAGATTGCAACATCGCTGGAAGCTTCATGATGTACGAGCGTGGTGCACCGACGGGCGTCAACAAATACAGATAGAAAACATGTCGTCCTGCGTCACATGCGCCACCTGCGTTATTCATACTTATACTGACGAAACAATAAATAAATGTAAAAAGTACATTGTAGCTTTTCGTTAAAACATCTATTAATACAAAATCATAAAAACCAAATCTTTTTGTGTATTTGTTCGCGACGGCCACCCGTTTGTCGCTCCAAACTCGTTGTCGACGGACTGGCTAGCGGAACCACTGGCATAATTTATTTAGTGCACAACTATAAAAGGATGACACTTTCTAAAACACAATATGGTGTAATTGTATTTCTGGTGGCGGCTGTAATTACTGTGGTTGTCATACTTGTGGTGTACTTTTCTTCGTCAACATCAAAGTATGCGTATGATGCAGTAAACAACACGTGCGTCAAGTCCAAAGCAGCCGATGCAACAACAAAAAGCGACTGTGAGTTAAAAATCAAAACATTGTTATACAACTGTGACGAAAGCACTGGCGTGTGCAACGTGTCTACCGCGTCTGGTGCGCAAAGTAAACTCGAGTGTACAACGAGTTGCAAGAAAACAGAAAAGTCACTAAAATATATATGCGACAGCGGTACGTGCCAGACAACAACATTAACGGGTCACGTGTCGGACACGCTGGCCGATTGCAATATAATTTGTACAAAAGTGGTGGACGATGTTTATACTTTTTTCTGTAATCCTGCAAACAAACTATGCGAAAAAATTAAGTCGAATACTGGAGCACCAACTCAGGAGAACTGCCAAAACTCATGCAAATGCAACGACCATTATAGCGGCGATAATTGTTCGGTGTACAACTTATCCTTACCAGAAGCTCAGCAGCAAAACTTTCAAATGGTGATGAATGTGGAAAAGCAATGCGTCGTGTTAGCACATGTTTTTGTAACAGTGGATGCGTTTACGGTCCCAAACGATTGTAACAAAATTACTGCTGACTTTGGCTGCCATGTCAAAATCGGTAACGGATCAGGTCAAGATTCGCTTTTGCCCGGGCTGGTTCTGATTCAAACATCAGAGTTCACCGATAAAATCCCCGGCATCAAAACTCCTGGGAACATTACCGACATCTCGCAGAGCAACGCGGTGAATACCGTCATGAACAATTCCGGCTTCATTGCAGGTTTTAACGGTCAAGTCCCATCGGAGAGTTTAAGATCAAACACGAACAAGGATTGTAAGAGTTGGATTATTGATCGCTCCAACCACACTAACTGGACAAGAGAGGATTATACTGTGTTACCCGGGAAGACGTACATTGTTGCGGTGTATCTAGGCGTTGCGACGAACGATACGATTTATCTTGACTTTAGAGATCGTGCAAACACAATCACTTTTCTGAGGTAGATAGTTGTTGTAGCGACCGCCGACGCTTCATCGCAAGCATTTGCGCACACGCAGTGGTTTGTACATAACCTACATTATTTTGGGGGTCGACGCGGAGGACACCAGAAAGCGTTGCGTTAATTGTTTTTACTAATATAAACACTATACGACAATTTACCGATGGAAATCCCTCGTATCGTTGTGTTACCGGTTCTAGTGTCCGTATGTTGCGTCGTCATGGCGTTGTGGTTGGTACTGCGCACGCCGCTGTTATCGAAAGCACGGCAGCGCCCTAGAATTCACACGTCGCTCCACGATCCCACGTCGCTCCACGGTCCCACGTCGCTCCACGATCCCACGTCGCTCCACGGTCCCACGTCGCTCCACGGTCCCACGTCGCTCCACGGTCCCACGTCGCTCCACGGTCCCACGTCGCTCCACGGTCCCACGTCGCTCCACGGTCGCGCCGACAATCCAGTTTACACCACCCCCAACAACACATCGAACAGGAAGACTAATCGGTTGTGTACCACCACAACTCCGGTGAACGCCACGGCAGATCATACTACTAGTTGTGGCATGGTATACAACCACCGCATGAGCACCGACTTGATCCTGCAGGGAGCGACAAACGAACTTCAAAAAGTGAGCGAACCGCGTGACGGACTGGGTCCGAATATCCCCGGCATCCCCGGTATACCTGCATACGCGCAAACTACGGCGCAGATGGAGGAGAGTCCGTGGGTGCGCCTCCATAAAGATGATATTCTCGAACAACGGGCGCTCGCACAAAACACAAGCGTGGTGGCGAACCGAGCACCGCTCTTGACCCCTCACGCGCCGTTGACCTATACCACCCGTTTGCGACGCTTGACGTTCCAGTCGGCCGCGCGCGACACCGTGCTCTACCCCTCCCCGGCCTACTACCGCATGAATCTTGCGGTCGTGCAGCGAAATGTCATCGGCATCGGCCTCAATCTGGCCGTCATTCCCGTCAGCGAGTACAACGTCAACATTTACACACAGTGGTTGGATATCGAAGTTGCGGGTGTCGTTTACTCGGTGAAACTTCCAGAGGGGAACTACGTGAATGTTCCAACCGTCCCCGCTAATAATTTCTCCGCCGCCCTCGAAGCTGCAATTGTTGCAACTAGTCCCGTGCTGGCCGCGTACACTGTCACGTTCAACACGTTGACGTTGAAAGTTGTAGTCGACACAAACGGCGCGCCATGCTCTCTCCGCTTCGGCACAGGTCCGAACGTAAATCGGAGTTTGTGGGAGATCATGGGTTTCCCACGGACCGACACCGCAAACCTCGCGGTTCAAGAGGGCGTCGGCACCGTGAATTTAGCCGGCGCCCTCGCCATCGACTTGTTCATCGAAGAGATTTCAAACGCCATTGATGCAACGGACAACGCCTTTGCGCGCATCGACCTGAACCGCGTCGGCACTAACGATAACTGCTTCTTTACGCCACCAGGCGACGGGTTGCCCCGCTACTTTTGGCCTATCGGTCGACTAACGTTTGTAACCTTTAATTTCAAGGTAAGGTGGACGGAGCTACTGCCCGACGGCACAATCATTGAAACGTACCGGCCGTACCTGTTTAACGAGCGACAGCACACACTGCGTCTAGACTTTGTAAGCAAGGAGTACAAGTCACCGTTTGAAGACAGCATCGAATTAGAAGCATCGGGGTAGTTAGCGGTAGTTTGCAGCATAAACACACCCGAGATACCACACTATTTGTAAAAATACAAAAATAATTTTATTTTTGATGCATGAGCGTAAAAAAAGAAAAGGTCCTCATTCCCCTTTTTCATTTCTAAAGTGTTAGATGACCAAGAAACGCGATCACCAGGAGGCGACGGAAGATGACGAGGTGGCGGCGGGTGCGGTGCCGGAAACAGATGAAGTGCTGGCTGAGCGTTGCGCTGAGTACGTAGAGCTGAATCGCCAAATCAAGGAGCTGGGGGCGCGCATCACTCTTCTACGCAAGAACCAAAAAGGGTTGGAGAAAAACCTGCTCGCCATTATGCAAACCATTAAGCTAGAAGAAATTGTAGTAGACGGCGTTAAGATCTCGCGCATTAAAAAACTTCAAATCGTGGACGAATAAACCATTTGTTACTTTGAAACCCATGTACACCCAAACGGCGAATCGTAGTATCAATGCTTTAGTTTACCATGCAATGGTCTTTATCAAAGTGCTACCGCGTGTGTGTGTTTTTTTCCTTATTAATATACAAACAACACACACACATGAATCGTCGTGAACTTGAAAATCGTGACCGTGCAGAACGACAACGTGAAGTTGAAGACTACCGACGTGAACAACAACAAAATATGCGCGAGTATAGAGGACAATTACAGTCTGTACTTCAAAATGTGCAAGAGCTGCGACAACAACAGCAGCAACAACAACAACAGCAACAACAACAACAACAGCAACAACAGCAACAACAGCAACAACAGCAACAGCAACAACAACAACAGCAACAACAGCAACAACAACAGCAGCAACAGCAACAACAACAGCAACAACAACAGCAACAACAGCCACGGTATTCGGACTACAGGTGCAACTTGCGAAAAATGCAATGCAAGGCGCGGTTGGCCAATGGGAATCGGTGTTCGAGAAATACGCTCAAGACAATACCGTATTGCTGGCAACACATTATTGCAAACTACGGTCTACAAGTGAAACCGTCTGTTCGCGTACGTGGACAACTGGGTATCTTTGCAACGCGAGACTTCCCACCAAATGTAATCATCATTGATCACCCGTACGGCGAACTCATCTCCGAGCGCAACGTCACCCGGCGCTACGGCGCCTTTGACAGTCCGTTTATTATCCCCACCGGCACTGACAACAAGGTGTGGGACGACACGTGCTCGCGCGGGCTAATGGGGTACGTGCAAGACCACGCCGTTAATCAAGGCGCCTTCAACGATCAGGACTACAACACAGCATACGCAAGTTTCCGTGGCAACAGTCCCAACAAAATTGTTCTTGTCACTACCAAAGCGATTGACGAGGGAGATGAACTGCTAGTCAACAAAGGCTTTGACGCGGCAAATGTGAGACACCCCCGAACGCTATGGAGGGCCAACAGGCAGCTTGAAAATCGATTCTTGTGGGCCGACGGGTCTGGCAGCGACGACCGCTACGGCAGTACAACGTACAATACTCGCACGGGTCGAAACATCGAACCACAATAAAGAATAATTATCTACTGGTGTATAGTAAACAAGCTCAAATGATCAAAGAAGAACGCAAGGCTGGTCTGAAAGCCCTGGCAAAAATGCATCCTCATGCTGAACATGTCGGCAATTTGTGGAGAAACCCGCTGGACGCTAAAAGCACCGGAATTCGGTGGACAAAAGCTGATCTAGATATGTTTAGGGGATTTCAAAGCCAGTACCGGGGGCGGGCGCGCACGTCTCACCACAGATCGAAGCCGTCTAAAACAGCAAAACGGTCTCACCATAGATCGAAGCCGTCTAAAACAGCAAAGCGGTCTAAAACGTCAAAGCTGTCAAGCCGCAGCAAACGCCGCGTGTGAGGCGCAAACCACTACAAGCAACGGCGACCATGCCTTACCATCCAACGTGCACTTTTTTTTATTAAATAAACACAGAACTTTCCCACACATTAAAGTTACATACACAACAACATAATTAACGTTTTTTGATGATGCGCGACTGTGACGCCAGTGACCACCAGTTCCCCCCGAACGTGGGCGCCGCAGACAACACACACACCAACCAACGGCAACGTCGTTACGACGATAAGGACCGGAAACGCTCGGACGCGCGGCAGGTCGCTCGGTTTCATGAAGAGTGCGTGGCGCAGGCGCGTGCTTTTTCGACACTATCTCTACCATCGCCGCTCGTCGATCCCGCAGCGTTGGTGGACAAGATCGTTGGCGCGTGTAACGGAGATTTTGGTACAGTGCTTTACGTGAGCGCGACTTCACCATCACATCAACTTCTTTTTGAGTCCTATTGTTCCGGGGAAGACAAACTACGCGCCGGGATCACGACGCAACAAAAAAGAGAATACGACGCCCGTAATGAGGTCAACGACAACGCGCGTTACTTGCTAGCATCCTTCAACGGCTGGATCACCATGCTGCGGCGCGTCAAACGGCAACAAAAAACGCTGTTGCAATGTACGGCCTTTGTCGCACGCTACAGGCGTTGGACGCAAAGTCTGTATTTGTTGACGCACGGCAGTCGACGGCTGCGCTTTTTAGCCGTGTCGCGACGAAAAAGACAGCATGATCTCCAATCCAATCATCGCCCTCAAGCTGAAGCGCATCGCTATGACGCTGAAGCGCATCGCTATGACGCTGAAGCGCATCGCTATGACGCTGAAGCGCATCGCTATGACGCTGAAGCGTACGATAGCATGTTTTCATAGCCAGTGCTAGTGCGAGGTAAAGTTGTATACAATTTAGGTTAAAAACGTGTATTGAGGCGTAGGATGATCAATAAAAAAGTACAACAATGCAAGTCTAGCGCGCCGAATACCGCATGCACAACCCACTGTCGCGTAACTTGTACATGACGCGGTAGCCGCAGTCGCTGCAGCGAACACTGTCCTTCATCGTCAACTGATGCTTTTTACCGCACTGAGCGCATCTGTAGCCGGCGCTTGTACTCGTCGACTGCTCTGTTTCGGGTAAAGGAACAACAACCTGGCATAGCGCCTGCCGTCGCGCATCGCTCATCCGTGGATCGCTCACCCGTGGATCGCTCATCCGTGGATCGCTCATCCGCGGATCGCTCATTCGCGGATCTGTCACCGGCATGTCGACGTCCAAGTCTCTTTGTGTGTCTGCGCGCGAAATCATGTTGTTGGATAGTAACAATCAACCCTATCTTGCAATTCTAGTTCTAACTTGTAAACAATAGTAGTAAACCAAATTATTCTTTTGGGTCTAGCAGCGGAATGCCATACGTGTCTTGCTTTTCGACTCGGATGTTTTTGGGGTTCTTGCGTGACGGCGGCCCCTCTGTTTCGTCGCCGTCCTGGCGATCCTCGTAGTACGCCGCGTCCAAGTCCCAGAAAATTTGCCGGCACATCTGAAAGCGCGGCGTGGAGACACTCGCCTGGTACCAGTAGATGCAGTCCGACACCTCGTTGCTCCGCGTCGTATTATCCACCACGATGCACTCGTACCCCTCCGTACACGAGTTCATCACCTTGTTGAAGTCTCTAAAGTCCTGGAACATGCCAAAAAAGTACTTCCACAACTTCTCCCTGCTGCTAATAATGTTTTCTTTCAGCGCAAACACGTAGTCCACCTGGGAGCGCAGCGCCGCCGGCATGTCCATCATGTACTGCACCGAGTTCATAAAGAACACCTTGCGGTGCCGGCCGTTCATAAACAACTCGCGCGTGCTCGTGCCCGCCATAATCTTCTTGTCGTACATGCAGTCGTCCAACAACAGGAACACGTTCTTGTGACTGCCCTTCTTGATTTGTTTGCGCTGCGTTTCCAGAAGCGTCTCCAGCACCACGTTGGAGTAGGTGTTGTAGATACATGTGGGCGGTATAAAGCTGCTCAAACTCTCCGTGGTATCTTCGGTCGGACTCATGGCGATACCAAAGTCCAGCTTGTCGCGCACGTGATACATAATGTCTTTCATCAGCGTTGTTTTGCCACTGCCGCGCTTGCCGATGAGCAGCACCACCGCGTCTTTCTTGATCGTCGTTGGGTCGAACCTTTTGATTTTAATTTTCATGATGGCGGCGTGGATGGAAAGGAGGATGAAAAACCGCTTTATTTCTTGGTATTGATTTAGATCCAAATTCAAATTTCTTGGTTTTTACGTACACGACGCAAAAACTCATTTATATTTTATAAACCACTGTTAAACGAGGGACGCAATCCATCGACAATAATTAATAATAATAAATACAAAAACCTCACCCCATAAATGGAGATTGCTAGTACTGTTATCAACAGCCCCGCCGCGTATTTTGGCTCCATTTTTCTATACAATGAACTCACAACCCGCAAAATGCACGAAAAAGAGCACACGCAACTGCTAAACTACGCCGATAACTACTCAAGGTATGATCTCAGTTATAATGTCGAAAAAGACTCGATAAATACCACACAGTCGCTGCCTGACGCAGCCGACATGTCACCAAGTGCAGACCAGCCGCGTACTACTAGTACACCCGTAACCCTAAAAGAAATTGATTTACCGGCCGTGTTTTGTTATACGCACCTGCTACAATTCCTAAAAATACAGGGAACAGCGTTCATCATGCGGGTACGGTGCATACGCGTCAACTGCCCGTCCATACGCGGCGTGGACTCGCAACTTGTTCCGGTGATCATACTGGACATGTTAGTAAACACGGAACAGGTTAACATCGAGTGGACTGAAAAACAGTGTTTTACCGGCGAGAAAGTCTTGACAGCGATGCTCGAGCTGAGCCTGGAAAAGAAAGCACTGTTTTTCCACGAAGAGTTTGGGCACAAACAGTCCGTTAATATACAAAAAAAACGGAAGCGACAAGGACAGCTGCGCCATTCCCAGATTGATACGCTGCACTGGATGACAGCCCACGAACACGGGGGCGCGTCGGTGGCGACGACGCTGGACGACGACAGCTGTTTACATGTGCGCAACACGTGCATTGCTTTTTGTGTGCTGGAGCGGTCGTTCATAAATGTACACGCGGGCAGTAGTACTAGTAGGCATAGAGGGGGGGCGTATGTCGCCAGTGCGCGCGCAGGACTCTTGCTCGGCGAAAGAAATGCAGGCAAAAGCATGGTTATCACCGAGTTGGTTAAGCTGGGAAACACCACGGCTGCTACTACCACGTCGTCGTTTTTGCGACGCCTCCATGCCACCATGATAGTTGTGCCGCACGCACTCATGTTTCAATGGCTTACTAATTTTAAGAGTTTGCCGTGGCGCGTGTTGTGTATCCACGACAACAAATCGATGAAAAAATACAGCCCGCAAGACTTTGCAGACGCCAAGATTGTTATTGTGAGTCATAAGTTTTATTTGAGCTCTTGTCTGGTGCATGCCAATAAAATGAAGTGCCGACTGTTTGCTGCCGACGTAAACCACCCGTGCATCCAAGAAGACAATGCTACAAAGGCAAAAGATGCAACAGCAAAAACGACATTCGGCCTAAACTGGTTTTTGTGGGAGCGCATCGTGGTCGATGAGCTCGTGTTGTTCTGCGTCGACAAACTTAAATTTAAAATCACACCAGCGCACATGTGTCAGACCAACATGTGGTGGGGACTGCAAGGGGGGGTACACGAATCTAGCACCATAGTGCTTTCCCTTTTGATGCACAACATGGGGCTCGTATCACCCTTTATCGACATTAACACGTGTTTGCGCCGGTTTGTGTACTTTGCGCCACCGCTAGAGCCGCTCGTGTCTCCGTACTGCTGGCAAGACCGAACCGTTCTAGTCGATTTAACAGAACATGAAGTTGAGGTGTACAAAACACTGGTGCATCTAGAGGCACCCGACACGAACCTGAGCGAGGTGTGTGCGGGCGACCTAACGTTCATGGACGGTTACATGACCACGGTGCCGCACTGGATAGACGCCATACCCATCGGCATCGAAGCCATCAACCACTGCCTCCTGTTCGATGTTGTGAACAATGGCAACAGTAGTAGCGAGTACACCGACGATGACACGGAACAAGACGAGCAACAACAACAAGAAGATGCAGTCATCAACGATTCAACCGTAGTCGTTACGGTGCGCACTGCTGCCAGCACCACTCGTGTTACCGAGAGCGCTAACGAGGCGTTTATACTTGAGCATTCCGCCAAAATAGCGGAGCGCCGCGACTACTTTTTAAAAACGGCGTTACAGTTATCAAACAAAGAGATAGCCGCCGCCACGTGTTCCATCTGTCTTGTCAACGCCTGCGACTGCATCTGTGTGTGCGGACACCTGCTGTGCCACACGTGCATGATCGACCTGTTCCACTCCACCCTGGATGAAAACATGTACCCCGACTTGATGGCGCCGTGCCCCACGTGTCGCTGGAACATCGAACCCAACGAGGTCGTGTGGGTACTGAACAAACCCATCGGCACGGGCAGCAAGTTTCAACGCATCTCCACCCTTTTGGACGCAGCAGCCACAAGGAACGAGTCCACCGTTATCTTTGCCACCGATATTGACATTTTACACAAAATCAACAACCAGCTAGTCGCGCTAGGCAAGGTGTCGCGGGTGCTGTCCACCGCGTTTAAGCCGGTGCGGGAGGCGGAGAGCACTGTCCTGCTAGTTCCGTACTACAAAACGTTCGGCCTTAAACTCGAACATGTTCAAAACGTTATCTTTCTAAACACGCCAGACGCCAAGCCGTACTTGGTGGAGCAACAAGCGCTGCAGTGCATAATGCAGCCAAACAACAACGACGTCAAGGTCCACCGCTTAGTCGCTGTCAACACCATAGAACATTTAGTGGTGTCATAATAAACGTTTATTTTTCTTATTTTTATTGCGTCTTTTTCAAGGTCTGCACGCTACTCGCTCGTCTCGATGGTACCGTTAAACTCAAAGGAACCGGTTCGTTTAATGGAATCGTTATACTATTGAGAACATTAATGTACTCGCGTGTATCATCCGACTCGCTGTCCATGTCGTCATTGTGTGCGTTGTTTACCATCACGAAATCAGACAAGTGTGAGTCTGATGATCCCACTGGACACGACACTGCAGGAGATGGCGCTGATAATCGCGGACACGGTAAAAAGGCCACGGGAGATAACGTAGTCACGGGAGATAACGTAGTCACGGGAGATAACGTCGTCGTAGTAGTACGCACCAACGGAGACGGTACACTCAAAACCGCGATTGCACTCAAGACTGCGATTGCACCATCGTCGTGAACTGTACAACCCTCATTTATTGCACTCGTTGTGTTGTTTTTACTTTCAGATGGCGTGTCATACTCTTCTTTACGGTCAACAGTCGTTTGTTCTTGAACAATAATTGCGTGTGTCTGAACTAGATTACTCGCGGCTGCCAACGGCACAATGACGTCATCGGGACGAGCTAGCTCCAGTGTTTGGTCGCGCGGCGCTTTCCAGACGACAGCTGTTGTTTTAGGAAACTTGCGACGGGAAAAACAATGGAAACAGAGTAAAAACAAACACGACATCAAGTAGTAGTTTGTTTATTGTTTGTTTAAAAAGCAACATTTTTACTACAGGAGCAAAAGATCTGGGTACGCGGCGTTGCACATGAGTTCAAATGCCAACGTCAGAGCGGCGGCATCTGCGCCTGTTTGCGTATGAATGATCTTGTTGCGGCGGAAAAACACAAACCCAGGGATGCTCCGTATCTTGAAGTGCTCCACCAAATCGGTGGTGCCGATATCCACCGTGTACATTACCAGCTGGCGACTATATTTCGTGATTAACGATTCCAACACCGGCTTTATCTGCTTGCACGGACCGCAAAAGTTGCCTGTAAAATACAGTAGCAGTATTTGATCGTTTACGGACGCCTGGTGGAGGGCGCTCTGCGCTTCCGCGATACTCTGCACCAACATTTTATTACAGTCGCGTATAATCAATTACGTACAATAAAAAAATCTGTTTAACGCATTCATTATTTTCTTCCATATTACATAAATGCTAAACCGCGGTGACAAAGAAAGGCTCCGTCTATTAAGGGACCGGGAAAAACAGGATGAACTTCAAGAAACGCGTCGACAAGAACGTCAACGTGAACGTGAAGAACGTGAACGTAAAGAACGTGAACGTGAAAGTCAACGCGAAAAAGAACGTGAACGTGAAAGTCAACGCGAAAAAGAACGTCAACGCAAAAAAGAACGTAAACTTGAACGCCAACAAGCACAAGCACAAGCAGCACAAGAACAAGAACAAGCACAAGCACAAGCACAAGCAGCACAAGCAGCACAAGCAGCACAAGCAGCACAAGCAGCACAAGCACAAGCACAAGCACAAGCACAAGAACAAGCACAAGCACAAGCACAAGCACAAGCACAAGCACAAGCACAAGCACGAGAACGAGAACAAGAACAAGAACGTGAACGTGAACGTGAACGCCAACAAGCACAAGCAGCAGCACAAGAACGAAAACAAGCAGCAGCACAAGCACAAGCTGATGCACAAGAACGAAAACAAGCAGCAGCACAAGCACAAGCACAAGCACAAGAACAAGCACAAGAACAAGCACAAGCACGAGAACGAGAACAAGAACGTGAACGTGAACGCCAACAAGCACAAGCAGCAGCACAAGCAGCAGCACAAGCACAAGCACAAGCACAAAAACAAGCACAAGCACAAGCACAAGCACAAGCACAAGCACAAGCACAACGTGAAGACGCCGAAGCGTTCAAAAAACGAAAGGAAGCACGAGAAGCAAGCAAAAAGCCTTCAGAATTACAGAAAGTACAAAAAATACAAAAACATCAACTATATGATCCAAAAAAACGACTATATGATCCACAAGATATTGCAAGTCAATATGCTGCACAAAAACGGAGCGACAAAGAAAACAAGCGAACAGAGCGAAATGAAAAAGCAATTCTGGAAGCAAATAACAGAAAAACCGAACGAAACAAAGAAGCAGAAGCACTAGCAGAAGCAGAAGCACGAGCACAAGCACAAGCACAAGCGCAAGAACAACAAGCGCAAGAACAACAAGCGCAAGAACAACAAGCGCAAGAACAACAAGCGGAACAACAACAAGCGGAACAACAACAAGCACAACAAAAACAAACACAACAAAAACAAACACAAGAAGAACAACGACAACAACAACTTCAGAATTATTCAAGAAGAAGGCGTAATGAACAAGCACAAGAACGTCAACGTGAAAGTCAACGTGAAAGTCAACTTGAAAGTGAACTTGAACGTGAACGCAAACAAGCACAAGAAAACGCAGAAGCACAAGCAGAAAAAGAAGGAGAAGCAAATGAATACGCAGAAGCACAAGCAAAAAAAGAACGAGAAGCAAATGAAAAAGCATCAAAAAGACGCACAGAAGCACAAAATTTTTTTGGTAAACTTGTTGAAAATGCAAGAAAAGAAAAAGAAGATGAAGATGAAGAAGTAATAGCACGAAACCTTGAACAAAGAGAAGCAAAAGCACGAAAAGAAGCACGTAAACAAGAACCAGAAGAAGAACAAGAACAAGAAAAAGATGGCGAACTAGAACAACCAAATCTTGAAGAAGTATTTGGAGAAAACCTAAATTTTGAAGTAGAAGGAAGCGCACAAAAGAAAAGTATTATAATATGGGAAACCCCATCAAACAAAAAAGGCAATTTTGAAAATAATTTGAAACACAAAAACGTTGCAACCACTGAAGCAATTGCAAAGACACTAAAAGAAGAATGTGATTCTATAAATGTAACACTATTTGCATCAGAAATTGACGGTGATGATGATCTTATTAAAGAATTAAACAATGCTAACTCATGTAATTTTTTGATCCCAAATAATTATATAAATCCTAACACTGGTGGAAAGCTTATGGTCTTTCAAGATAAAGGTGGTAACTATAAGGGGTTTATTATTTATCAGTATGAAGGTACCAACCTAAACATTTTATTTATGTGGGGTATGAAAGGTTTTGCATTTTCTATTTTATACTTTTTTGTAAAACACAAACTTAGCTCTAAAACTCTAGTACTAGCAAATAACAGTATAGATTCACATCTGTCTACTAATCCTAAAAACAAAGCTAATGTTATTAAAAATATACAGAACCACAAATACATAGAAAAAAAAACGATTCAATGGGTAAAAATGTCCAGCGACATTCAGGTTATCAATCTTGTTGATGATGATGGTGATGGTGATGGTGATGGTGATGGTGATGGTGATGGTGATGGTGATGGTGATGGTGATGGTGATGGTGATGGTGATGGTGATGGTGATGGTGATGGTGATGGTGATGGTGATGGTGATGGT